TTTTCCGAACCTTTTGCACCAAAATTAACTTTCTTTACGCTGTCTCCATCCTTAACATATACCTTGAATTTAGATACATCACCTTGCATAGGTTTATTGAGTTTAACTTTACGACCCTGATATTCAGCTTCTGAGATGTGTTTCCCTGCTTCGGTTAACCACTCTGTAAAGCATTTAAGGTCTTCCTCTTTGACAAATAGCTCATTTGTGTTCGCATCCCATGATTTTTTATCTGGATAGTCTTCATCGCCTGGTTTTGCAGGTTTCTCACCGCGTTTTCTTTTAGCATGTATGTTTGCCCACAAACCTTTGCCTTTTTCTGTTAAAATATTTTTTAATTTAATCATAATATTATTCCCATTTTTTATTGTATCTTTCTCTTTGGTCTGTTAATACATAATCAACTGTATCATGCTCTCCACAATGAGGACATCTTAATTTTTCTAAATCTGTTGCCTCATTTATCTTCCATTCGCCACCACATTTCTTGTTACTGCATTTGTATATGTACGTGTGCCGAATAAAAACTCTGTGTCCCATTATACTATATCTTTACTCTCTATCAATGTATACGTAAATGAATTACTCCATGTTTCTCTTGCTGTTTGACAAATATTAAGAAATGCGTGCCAATCGTCATTACTAGCAATAACTTGACAACCTGCTGACCATTTATCTACATAGGTAGAAGTCTTTCCTTCCAATGCAGTAGCTCTATGAATATTGATTCCAAACATACCTGTATCGCAAGTTGACTCGTCAAAATCATAATTGCCGTCTTTATTGCCATCTCTGTATACAGTAACATCTTTTGTTTGTCCTAATGCTAAATATTTACCTTGATGCAGTCTTAATTTATGTGAACCTCTATATTGGCCTGGCTTTAATATCGCAACACCTTTTTCTAACATTGGATTATCTACCCAATCATCTCCTGGGTCTGTTGTACAATTGTATTCATGATATTGCCATTCACCATTTTCTTTATATGATACAGTGATTGTGTCATCAAATCTGTTTGTTACCTTAGTTCCTGTATCACTATTTCTTACACCAATGATATTAACATTATAATCACCACTTTCGAAATACTTATACCCCTTATTTTCTATAACTTGCTTTATTTTCTCTCTTGAATATTTCATTTACACATTCTCCTTTTATTTTCTATTTGCAAATTTTTCAAGTCCAGCTATACCAAAACAACCTAACACTACCATTACAAATGAATTGTATATAGCTTCGTTAATTACCAAATCCTGACCAACCCATCCTGTAATTACATCAGCCAGCATTACTACTACCATTATTAAAAAAGCACAAAAACCTATTATAGATTTTTCATTGTACTCATTGTTATCTTTGAATATTTCTTTCCAACTCATAGTTTTTCTCCTATTAAAACGCGTCCATTATTATTTCGTCTATTTTACTCTGTACTTCTTTTTGTGTTGCCTCCATAGTCATCATAATATTAGCTTGGAACCTATGAATTTCTTCTCCATCATTATATATTACAATTGTTGGTACAACTACGATTTTATATTTACCTGCAGCTTTTGTATCTTTTTGAATATCTATAAATTTTGTAGTACATTCCTTTAATTTACCTACCCATGTTACTTTATTTGCTTCATTAAAGCCTGCGTTAAACTGCACTACACATATACCACTCTCTTTACAAGGTGATTGACCATAAGCTAAACTCGATGCCAAAATAAAAAGTAATATAAATAATAATTTTTTCATGTCTATCTCCTAACTCTTATACTATCCCACGTACCATCTGCATATTCTAGTTTTTCTAGCTTATATAATATATGTTCGATGTGTATTTTTATAGTATCTACCTCAAATTGAGTTTGTTGAATTATTTGAAACATACTATCTTGATATTGTATATCTTCTTCTGTGGGAACCCAAACATTGGAGTCTGTCTTTATTTCTTCTTTATCAATGACTACTTCTGGTGTTTCAGCTGGTGTCATTATACTTGCAATTACGACTCCACTAATTAGAATACCAATCATAACCATTATAGATTTTCTTGATGTTAAACAGATATCTGTACTAAATATTTTTAATAATCTTTTCATATTATCTTAGTTTGTCTATTTTCTCTTCCAAACGCTTAATTGTTTCTTTAAGCTCCTTAACATCTTCCTGTGTTGTCATAATAGTTTGTCGGACTAATTGGTCTTTCATATCAAATTCCATACGAGTAATTTCTGCTGGTGGAGGAACTGGTAATTGCTTTGCCTCTTCTATATCTGCCTGAAGTGCAAACCACATACCTACAATCGTAAATATTAACACTGCTATACCTGCTAGTGTTTTAATGCTGATATTAAATGATGTGTCTTCGTTTAATTCCTTTCCCATTTTACTATCCCTTAAAATACTCTATAATTTATTCCTGCACTAAATCCGTGCCATTCTCTATTCCAATATTTGTTATATGTCCCTTCTATAAATATTCCTAAATTCTTGTTTAACCAGTGACCAAAAATAACTCCACCAGAATAATCCATCCATTGTCCACCATTAAAGTTATAATAACTAAATTCATTTTCGTCATCACTATAATGTAATGGCATTAGATTACCCCATGCATGAAGCCAACTTGTTTTAGAGTATTTATAATAATCGAATCCTACTACCCATGAATGTGTCCATTGTATAGGTAATTCGTTTCTTTTCTTTTCAGTATAATTTGCTAGCATTTCTGGTATTACAACCGCTTCCCATACTTCTGTTGATGTTGCAACTGATTTACCTGATGGGTCGAAATATTCTGCACCACCTTGTCCATCGAATTCTACAGTATAGCCTTCTTCTATTGCTAAAAATGTATAATGCAAATTACCATTTGATAATTGCCATTCATCTAACGGATTATATCCATAAGGCTCTGACATTCTTTGAGCTATACCTATATTAACTGATATTCCTTTCCAGTCTTTTCTATATCTTTGTGAGGATTCAAAATATTGTACATCTGCAAATCCATCTTTTATATATTCAACTTTAGCCAACCAGCTATCATCAATATATCTAATCATGTGGTGTAGGTCAAAATAATTTTCACCTTGCTGTCTTTTATATTCGTGTTGAAATAAAAACTCTACCTCTTTTAACCACAAACCTTTTGTCGCACCATCACTAAATGATGCCTCGAGTCCTCTCTTGAAAGCCTCCTTAGGTTCATATCCAAATCTTTTTATTTTTCTTACACCAAATATTACTGAATAGTCATAAGGTGTTTCTATAACTTGAGTCTCTAAACCGTTTGTTACACTGTATACATCTACATCAGAAAGAGAATTTCCGCCATTAACCGCACCGTAAACTGTTGAGTATTTGAAAAAGTCATTTACCTTTTCAGTTAACTGAGCATACGAAGACAGTGAGAACAAACAAAATAATAAGACTAACATTTTTTTCATAATTATCTCCTATAGTCCGTAGCCTATTCTACCAGTTTGTGATTTACGTCCGTAATAATCTGCTTGAGCATCTCTATCTCTTTCAAATTCTTTATAAGCTTCTTTTTCATTCTTTTTTATTACAGCTTTCATTGAATTAAACTGACCTTTAAGAACGTCGTCATTCAAATCTTTATAAGACTTAACGCCTTTTGTGAATCTATCGCCTTTAGTTTTCTGACCAAATTTCTTTTGTTGATATGTAGTATGAATTGTAGTTTCGTTTTGAGAAATACTAAAATGATAGGAACCGTACCATTTTGGACCATGTTCCCACATGAAAGTAAAGCCACCATCTCCATTGGCAAATCTAAACTCTTTATATTCTACCTTAGTATCTTTATTTATAAATAGTTTCTGAATATCAGATGCTACCTTTTTTACTAATGAGTTTGAGAATAATTTACTATCATCAAATCTTTCCTTTAATAAATCTCTTCTCCATTTTCTATCATCGAATTTTGTCATTGTTTTATTACCCTCGTCGCAAATCTTTTGTTATTATATATAAGTATCAAGTTGTATACACCATTTGGCCAGCCAGATAAACTAATTCTCTTAGATTTTTCAGAAATTATTTTTCTTCCTGTTAAGTCGTATATTTCAACCTCAACCTCTAGTCTAGTATCTATATTTATTATATCACCTGTTGGATTTGGATAAACCATTATCCCCATAGAACTTATATCTTCTACTGAAGTTGGCCAACCTAACTGGCAATAGTCATACATTGATTGACAGCTAGCATCCCAATCGTTAGTACAGCAATAATCATCTACTGAAATTACCCAAGCATAACATCCATCATTTAACCAGAATGGTACACCAGGTCCTCCATAGCAACCTGCATCATATAAACAAGCTGCTGAATCTGTTACATTTGCTAATGGGTCGTAGTTATATGCTGCCACATCTGTACAGCCTACTATTGCTACTATACATGAATTATCATCAAAACATGCATTAGGATTGTAGTTTAATGCTGTTGAATCTGTACAACCAGAAATGTAACAACAAGAATTATCTAGTGAATTTGCCAATGGGTCAAAGTTAAATGCAGTATTATCTGTACAGCCATAGATATAAGGAATACAAGTTCCGTTATCTGTATTTGCCAATGGGTCGTAGTTATATTGAGTAGAATCTGTACATCCATAAATAAAAGGTTCACAGCTACCATTATCAGTATTACAAGTATCACAATAGTTCCACATCGTAGGGTCAGTACAGCCATAAACAAATGGTATACAAGAACCATCGTCTGTATTTGCAGTTATATCGTAATTGAACATTGTAGGGTCAGTACATCCATAAACATAAGGGATGCAAGTTCCGTCATCAGTATTAGCTGATGGGTCATAATTAAATGCTGATGTATCTGTACAGCCATAAACATAAGCAATACATGTGCCATCATCTGTGTTTGCAAGTGGATTATAATTCATAGCTAAAGAATCTGTACAACCTAATAATTCTGCTATACAAGTTCCATCGTCTGTATTTGCTAGTGGATTAAAGTTAATTGCTAAAGAATCCGTACAGCCATAAAGATATGGAATACAGCTACCATCATTTGTATTTGCTAATATATCATAATTTAATGCAGTTGAATCTGTACATCCGTAGATATAAGGAATACAACTTCCATTATCTGTATTAGCTGTTGCATCATAATTCCACATTGTATTATCCATGCAGCCATATATAAAAGGTATACATGAATAATCCTCTGTATTTGCTAATGGGTCAAAGTTAAATGCTGTTGGGTCTAGACAACCAAATATCTTAGCAATACATGGGTCTGTTTGGTCTACTACCGAAGTCCATTGTACTGTAGCATATTGGTCATAATTATATTGAGTAGAATCCATACAACCAAATATTGCATAATTAAGACAATAACTTCCATCGTCATAATCTGCTACAAAACCTTGGGTATGATATTCTAAATAAGCTGCATCTGTACAACCAGGATTATAATAACAAGAGTTATCTGTTGTATTTGCAAATTGGTTATAGTTAACTGCTAAAGAATCTATACAGCCATATATTTTAGGAATACAATTATCTCCGCAATATGCTAAATCATCATAAATCATTCCATATTGATTATATGATAATAGTGGGTCAGTAAATGAATTTGTACCTCCTTCAGAAATAACTAAACCAATTGGATTTGTTATCTGGAACATACATTGATTTGATGTTGGTACAGACTGTCCAAATGAGTAAAAATAAGTTTTTATTTCTTGTTGAGTATTAAGATATATTGCTGTATCTAATATTAGGTCGTTAGGTCCTAAAGTAAACGGACCCCAAAAATTATTTCCTTGAGTTACAACTAAGAATGAGCCTGCCCAGCCATTATCGGCCCAGTCAGTTAATGTTAAAGTATTCATACAACCAGGATTCTGTAATTGTGCTGTAGCATTAGGGTCATAATTAAATGCGTTTGTGTCAACACAGCCAAATACATTTAGTGTAGCGCATGAACTATCATCTACAGTTGCCATTGGATTAAATTCTTGATATGCAGGGTCTGTACAACCTAATATAGGTGTTTGTACACATTCATTAACGAATCCTACATCTGAATAAGAATAACCAAAATCTCCAATACCTTGAGATATAGTATCACATTCCGTATAAACTATCCATGTTCCATCAATACCACCAAACTGAGCTCCTCCTAAACCATCTCCATAGTCATCATCAATTGTAAATTGTATTTCAGTTCCATAGTCAATACAAATATATTTTGTTACAATAGCTCCCATTGGCTGTCCTGAATAAGAACCAATAGGTTGTTCGTGAATTAAAGTTCCACCAGTTGTATAAATGTCCCAACCTGTTTCTGATGCATATTGGTCTAACATAATTTCTACTGTTACCAATTCTTTACCAGGTGAACAAGATATAGGACCTGTACCGTTACAGCTATTGTCATCTAGCGTTGCAGCTGGATTATAATTTGAAGATGTAGAATCTGTACAACCTGGAATGTTAATACAACTTCCATCATCTACCCCTGCTAAAGGATTATAGTTTAATGCGTTTGGTTGAGTACAGCCATAAATAAATACACATGGGTCTACTAACCATTCTTCACCAACAACTGCATTTACATTGAGTCCTGGTACAAATGTTCCTGTATTTCCATCTGCCTGAGCTTCTGTTGGTACTACATAAATTAAAACTGCAGGAGCATTACAGTTTGTAGGAAAATTAACTCCATCAACAAACCACTGCTGACCTGATATATAAATTCTAGCGCCAGCTGACCAAAGTGAAGGGTCGTTCCAATAATCTACAGAATCAATTCCAAAATAATTTTGATTCCACGAATTTAGATTACAACTGCCTCCTGATACAATTAAGCCATTTGGTAATTCACCTGCTGTTGAATCATAGTTTGTAGCATTAGGATTCAAACAACCTTGTATATACTCACATGACCCATCGTCCAAAGAGGCTAATGAGTCATAGTTAATTGCTATAGGGTCTGTACATCCCGGTACAGGTGGTGCACAAGGTAATATATTAACCAATGTATCTAGTGTAAAGAACTGCATTGTTAATGGGTCATAATTCAATATCATTCCTTGACAATCATTCATCATCTTGAACCATGCTGGTTGTTGTGATACCCATCCATCTCCCCAACTATCATTTAACGTAACTACATAATTACCTGAGTTTATGTTAATAACTGTATCTAGATATTCATAAGGTACAGTTGGTGCGTGAAACATTACTGTGTCACCTTGAATTGTATCTTCGACCATAAAAAAGTTAGACTCTGAAGGTCCATAAAAATCAAACTGTACAGCAAATCTTACCCAACTATCTGTAGTTTGTGAAAATGCCAACGTTGGTATAACCATTAGTAAAAATACTAGTTTTTTCATAATTCAAATCCCAAATTACATATCATAAACCTAAATTTATGATTGTCCCATTTAATTTCTAATACTGTGAAAGTACCAATCCTGCATTCAAGATAGTACTTTTCTTTTTTGTTTCCAGCGTCAAATCCATTTATCCAGTTCATAACAATTCTCCTTTATTTATCCGAGTATGGCAAATGTATGTACACCGCCACCGGTCATGATACTTGACCATCCTTTATGTTTAAGCTCAACAGGTTCTACCTTTTGAATAGATTTAATAACATCTTTTGGATTTACCTTATATCCATAAAAGATAGATATTTCTTTTTTATTCAACTTAACTATTTTTGGAGGTGTGTTTCCTGAATAATCTATTTTAAGCTGATAAGAAATGTCTTTTTTATTAAGCTTTATTTCTGATAATATGTTTTTTAATTTAATCATTTTATTTTTTACAAAGTTTACCAGGTTTGCAACGTCTTACTTGATAAGCCCATATACCAGCGCCTACTAATAACAATGTTCCCCATACTAAACTTACACCAAATGTACATCCAGCACCTACTGCTAATACATATCCACCGTAACATTTACATTGGCATAGTATTGAATCATATAATGTTTTATTTTCATTATATTCTGCAATTAACTTTTCATCTAAATTTGTTTTGTCTAAAACTTTTTTAACTAATTTCTTCTTAGCCATTTTAATCTCCAAATACTTTTTTCTTACCACCATAATATTCGTATGCGTGGCCTTCTGTTTTTAATTGTTCATTGATACAAATAGAGTTTCCATCTATATCTTGTATAAATATCTCACCGAGTACTCTTCCGTACTTTCCTACGCCGTGACTTTTTAATCTAAAATACCCTGATTTAGATGATACTTCTTCAAGTAATTCTTTATTTCTTGCCTTTGCTGCAAGACCTTTTTTCTTTTCTTCTAAATCTCTAGTTCTAGATTCCCAAGTATCAACTCCCATATATCTGATTCTTTTCTTAATCCAAATATCAAAACCTACATCAATCATAGCATCAATGGTGTCACCATCTACAACTCTATCTAACTTCGCTCTGTATATATACTTTTCCATTATAAATGCTTTAATTTAGTTCCTGTTCTATCAAATTTATTATATAAATCATTCCACGGTTTGTCTTCATATCTTAATGGAGCTGAGTTTTGTAATTTTTTCACAATTTTAGGATATTTTTTAATAAAATCTGAACCTTTCATAACTTTAACGTCAGTAGGAACACCTGAAAAACGTGATATTCCTTTTATTGTTTTTAACATATTGCCTAAAACTTTTGAATAGTTTTTTGCAGCATTTATATTTGAGAAAAGATGAATATGCAATTCAGGTCTAGCTACTTTTTTCATTTCTTTTTCTGAGAAAACAAGGCCACTATCATCATGTAATGATGCCATCATTCCTGTTTGATTTTCTAATATATCTCTTAATTTAATCTTAGCTTCATAAGCTTTTTGTACATCATCTAAAGTAGGCAAAGCTTTACCTTGAGTATAGTCCCAAGCAGCTTCTTTTAATATTTTCTTGAATTTTATATTTCCCATTTACATTCTCCTAATTACGGTTTAGTTGTTGTTGCTGGTGGATTTAAGAATTCCTGGAACTTTTTAGTTAAAGCTTCAAAATCTGGGTCATTCATTCCATCAACTAGGTCACTTGAATATTGTTCAATGAACTGTGGTGTTACGAACATGTATGTGTCTTTATGAATTGTTAATTCTGTACTTTGGCTATGTTCTTTTACGCATGGTCCTAATTGAAATGCTTGTGAATTTTCTTCTGTATCTACAGTACATACAATAGCACTAATAACTGGCATTCCTAAAAGATATTCACATACAAATATAATATTACAAGCTTTCTTTGAAGTATGGCTTTTATCACCTGATATAGTTAAACCAGCTTGACCTACCGAGCTAACCATCGCCTTTGCAAAAGCAAGACCGCCAGTTCCTGTAGCCAATCCAAGTACACCTTCTAATAATTCTTTAGAGAATGTAGCTCCCCAAGAATTAGATTTGTGATGAACATCTTCTTCATTTACATGAACGAAACAACCTGATTCGTCAATTATTTTTTGTAATGCATCGTAATCATAAAGAGATTTTCCTTCTTTATCTAATGCCTTTGTCATAGCACCAAAGAATACAGACACCTCTGCAAATACATCTCTTACTTCTTTTTCTATTGTTGAATTGGTCATATCAGTAGTTGCCATCATGATATTACCTGTTTCGTTAAATACAAATCCTTTTTTGACCTCTTGATTGTTAGGGTCTGCTTGTTGTGTAGCGTCTGCCATTAGTATTGCTCCATTTTTTCTAATTTAGCCATAAGTTTTTTGAACTCAGCTTTTTTCTTTTTATATTCTTTTTCTTTTTTATCTATTTCTTTACCATATTTAGTAGCCTTAGGACCACCTTCTGGTTCTGCTTCTTGTTCCATATCTCTATGAAGTTGAGCTATATCTTTAGTTATCATCTTCATATCATATTCTAAGTCCATGATAGTATCTTGCAATTTCATTTTAGCATCAAAATGTTTCCAAAGATTTGTAGCTTCGTTAATACCTTCGCCAAAATTCATAGCTCTCAATTGAAATTCAATAATTCCTTCAGCTCGTCTTCGGTTTTGCTGTCCAATAAGTTTTGCAAATACAAGCTTATCAAAAATTACCTTTGCTGCTTTTTTAGGATTTACTCCTTCACTCATTACAAGTTCTACATCTTTATCTAACATAGTTAAAAGCTTGTTTGCTTCTTCTTCTGCAGCTTTCTTTTTCTTTGTTAAGTCTAATGCTATTTTTTTATATTTGTCTTTATCTTTACCTTCAGCTGATTTATATTTTTCAAGATTTGTTTTTAATAGCTTTACTAATTCTGCAACTTTATTAAATGCTTTAGATACTTTACCAGGGGTCACCTTAGCTTCAGTTAACTTACCTTCAAATTTAAGATAAGCATCTATCATATCATCGCCTGCTGAACCTCTGTGTTGCATTATATCTGATTGTACTGCAAACTTCAAATCTTGTACTATATCTTGATAAGGTACTGTTCTACCTTTACTATCTTTGAAATTACCATTACCTAATGCTGTCCAAGTAAGTTTACCATATTTAATCTTCTTACCTTTTTTCATAGCTGGAAGTCTTCTCCTTAGAGCAACTCTAAAATTTCTTGCTCTTTGAGAATAGTCTTCAGTTAATTTGTCTTCAACAACTGCTTTACCAGTACGAATCATCATATCAAACCAACCTTTTGGATGGTGTCCTTTCTCTCTTCGTCCTCTTTCTTGATAATCGTAACCATCACCTTTAGGACCTAGTATAATAATACTCTCACCGTTCTTAAATTTTATTACATCACCTTTTTTGATTTCATACATTTTCATCTGCTCAGGTTCAGTAAACTTTTCTTTTTCTAATTTAGCTTCATTCTGTAAATTATATTCTACATCTTCAATCCAATCTTTAACCTTAAAATCTCCATAGTCTTTTACAAAATCCATTGGCTTTTTTCTTGCCAATCTTTCCATAGATTTTAGATAGTCTTTAACATATCTTTGGTCTAATTTTTTACCAGCAAATGTTTTCATCAAAGCTTTTACTGCATCTTCTAATGTAGCTTTTGCAGTTCTTTCATTTAATTCACCTTCACCAATTTTAACGCATTTGTCTTTGCCATCTTCAGTACCTGCATATCTATATCCTTTCCAACATGCCTTACCGTCAGCGCCTTTCTCTTTAACTTCTACTATAAAATCATTGAATCCGCCAATATGGCTTGCAAGAGCTTTGCTATGCATTAGTCTTCCTGTTTTTGGATTTTTCCAAGAGTCACTTCCTATTTTTATAAAAGGGCCATAACCACCACCAGTAGCTTTTGAACCTTTTTTAGCAGTTTTCAAACCTTTGAATGATGACATGTCCATAGTTTGCCATCCATAAGCTCCTTCGTTTTTCTTGCCTTCTGATGCGTTAATATCATCTGCAGCCTTTTTAGCTTTTTTGTAAGCCTTACTTCCTTTTCTTGCAGGTTTTTCTCCTCTAGCTCTTTTAGCTCTAATATTATGCCAAAGTCCTTTTCCTTTTTCATCTAATTGACCTTCAAAAAAGTACATATCTCTCTGCATCCATCCTTCAAGGTCTTCCCATTTACCATCAACCAAATCATAATCGATATCATCAGGGTCCTTAACAACAGATAGCATCGCTCTTTCTCTATCATCTTCACTAGCTTTTTTCCACCATTGCTTAGTGACCTTTTTACCTCTTCGCTCGTTAATATAAGATTCGTATTCTTCTTCTATGATTTTAGAAAGCTCAGACATAGTCACAGACTTTTTTGATTTAAGCTTGTCTTTAAGTAATTCTCTTTCTTGTTCTGAAAGCTTACTTAATTCGCTTTCAACCATTTTCGTCAATATTGACATATTAGCTCTCCTTAAATTTCGAACATTATTCTATATGAATATAAATATCAGTTTACTGAATTAAAATATCGTGGATACTTACCCAAAATTCTCTTCCAGTATCATCTTGAATCAATATATTTTGACTGCCGTGGCTGCAAGAACATTCTTGTTTTATTATAGTGACTGTTGAATTTTTATATAACATACCATTTGACGATGGTATATCTTTAGTAGCGATTGCTTTTTTACCTTCCATAACCTATTTATCAAATTTATTAAATTTATAATTCTTACCTAACAATACATTAGCAGATTCTATTGCTTTTATATGAGACTCAAACGGTCCTGATACTTTATTTTTACCGTGATAAACAAATACTTCAACTTTTCCTGGAATTGTTTGTTTTTCTCCATTATTTAGTCTTCTAGTTCTTGGCATTTCAATTTTTTGTCTCACATCGAAATAACCAATTTTACATAAATAGCTTCCGTATTTTTCCTTTTTCCCCATAGTATATATAAATATATATTTTATTTTTTCTTTGTGCGTTTAGCCAATTTTCTTTCTAATCTTTCCAGTTCGGATTTCATTCCTTCAACAACCCAACCATCATGTCGACCTGCTGCAGCAATTTGCTGTTTAACGTACTCGATTCTTTCTAATAACTTTTCCATTTTTTTTAATTTACTCTGACCTTAAGTCCTTTTATTTCTGTTAAAAATTCTTCAACTGTTAGTTGATTTCCTTTATCTGTTTTTATTCTTACATCTGGTAGTAGTTCAGGATTGCTATCAACCATTTTCATTAAAATTTTTAACCCTGCTCCAGCCCAAAATATTCCAAAGCCTGTATTTTCACCTAAAAGATTAGAATCAAAATATACTTCTTTCTCTGTATCACCTGGCATCATAATAAAATACGTCATTTTTTATTTCCTATAAACCTCCAACCATTGTGGCCTTCTTTCTTTGCCAATTCTTCATCACCTCTATATATCTGACCTGTTTCTTCATCTATAAGTGTCCATTTTTTAGGTTTTTTCGTATATACCTTCATAGTGACAGGTTTATCTAATTTATCGAATTTTTTCATTTTTTATATAACTCCAACCAATGCTCTGTCATCTCTTCCATCATTTCTTTGAATGTATATTTTGGTTTCCATCCTAATTCTGTTCTTATTTTTGTAGAATCACCTTTTAAGTACGGTAATTCCTCAGGTCTTAAAAATTTAGGATTTTGTACTACATAATCTTTATAATCTAAATCCAAATAATTAAATACCAATTCACACATCTCTCTTACTGAATGTGTTTCCATAGTAGAAACAACCCAATCACCTGGCTCATCATGCTGCATCATTAAATGCATTGCTCTAACATAATCGTATGAATGTCCCCAATCTCTATAAGAATCCATATTACCAAGTTCTAACTTATCCTGTAGTCCTAGCTTTATTCTTACAGCAGCTTTTACAACTTTGTTTGTTACAAAATTACTACCTCGTCTTGGTGACTCATGATTAAATAATATTCCATTTGTTGCATGCAATCCATAAGCACGTCTATAATTTCTAACTATATTATATCCAAATACCTTTGAACAGCCATAAGGAGAAACAGGATTCATAATTGTAGTTTCTCTTTGAAAATTATCTTCTTCTACAGAAAGACCAAACATTTCAGATGAACTAGCTTGATAGAACTTTGCATCTGGACATGCTCTTCTATACGCCTCTAACATATTCAAGACACCTAAAGCATTTGTCTGAACTGTAAACTGAGGAATGTCAAAACTAATTCTTACATGTGATTGTGCTGCAATATTATATATTTCATCTGGCTGAATTTTGTCTAAAAGTCTTTCTACACTTCCCTGGTCTAATAAATCTCCATAGTACGTGTGTATCTTATCATCTAAATGGTCTATTCTATTATGTTGGTTTTCTGGTGTAGAATTTCTTCTAACAATACCGTGAACTTCATATCCTAGCTCTACTAAATATTCTGCAAGATAACTTCCATCCTGACCTGATATTCCTGTTATAAATGCTTTTTTCATAATTACCTCGTTTGTAAGTAAGGGTCTACCTCTTCTTTTTTGTTAAATATTTCCATCTTTGAAACATCTGGCCAGTCATCAATTTTCCACTGCACAGGTTTTGTTTCTATTGCTTTTTGTAGTTTTGACAAACCTAATTCTGCTGTTTCTGGTGTCATATAATAATGATACCCCATTGTGCTTATATTTTGGTCTCTCCAAGGGATATCTGGATGTCTTCCATCATATGTCATTTTCTTTAATTCTAATGCGTCTTTCTTATTATCACATAATATAACACCACCTCTTCCTAAACTTAGGTGTTTTCTAAATTGAAAGCTAATACACATAAAAGTTTTTGGAATATAACTATCTTTTTTCCATAGTACTGCTGCATCATATATTGGTATAAAATGTTCGTTAACACAATAATAGTCTTTCCATTTTTCATCTGTCCATTGTAATTCTATATTTAATTTTTTTGATAAAAAAGGAACTGAAATATATGTCTGTCTAGGAACATTGATATATGAAAGATTTTGATATCTTAAACATAGCTCTATTCCGTGAGTACAACAATCGACAGCAACTGCATGAGGTGCACCAAAAAACTCTGCTATCTTATTTTCGAACTCTGCTATTTTATTAAAGCTCATTTAATGCTCCATTTTTTAATAATATGTTTCCAAAATTTCCCATAAAATTGTATATTCCAATTTCTGAAAATGTACTTAGTGTTTCTTTTATATCATCTGCTGTTGGGCAATCTTTATATAGCTTTCTATTGTCAACGCCATTAAATTCTATATATAAATAATTTACCTTATTTTTTAATGTATATATTGCACCTTCTATAAACTCTTTTTCACCTCCGTTAACATCTACCCACATTATATCTATATTTTTTATATTTTTATTTTCACTCATCCAAGTATCTAGTTTCATAGATTTTACTTTTGAATTTTTGTTAAACGAAACGTCCTTAAATATATTCAAATGATTATCAGGTTTTTTAATCGAGCTTGATGCCGACCATCCGTTTTCAAAATCATAATGTCTTCGCGTATCACTATCGCTAGCATACCAATCTATTTCGCCATCAACATTTGATAGAGCAGTTTCAATTAAATTTATATTTTTTACATCTCCTGCAATTTTATTAAAAACATCTACAGACCTTTTGTCTGCCTCGAAAGAGTATATTTCTGATTGAGGAAATAATTTGCTAAATTCCATACTATCCTTACCATCGTATGTCCCTACATCCATAATTGTTAAATCTTTTTTATTTACAAAAAAGTCTAAAAATAATTCTTTATTTATTTCTTTATCAGTCATTATATAAACTCCTTGTCTAATTTCTGTCCTTCATAAGGCCCTGTTTTATATTCATATACCAAAGTATCATCTTCTAATATTTCATATGTATGACCACCGTATAAAGTAAAACTAGCATCACCTGGTTTTAATATAGGTTCAGCAATTATTTTATCATCAATGTCATAGAATATACATTTTACGCTTCCTTTGATTACCACCCATGACTCTTGAGCAATCTGTTCTGGATAATGTCTATCTTTTATAATATGTTTGTGTGGAGGGAACGTCTTTCCTTTTTCCATTCTTAATGTAGCACATTGTAAAAAATTATCCTCGGGTATCATTTCTTTTCTACCTTGAAAGTCATGAATTCTGTTTATAATATGTAATAACCTACCGTCAACCTTTGAATATATTTTCATTTCTTTATCCTCTCAATAATTTCTGATGTTGATATTCCTTTTGTATACTTTGTATATTTCATAATCCCCATCTCTATTGGTATCTTATAATTTTCTAAAAAAAGATTATCGTCGCCATGTATTATAATATCTATTCTGTTTTCTTTTATATAATCTTGTGTAATTACCAAAGGTGCATCTATAATTACCTCATCGACTAATTTACAGTTTTTTACAATTTCGTATCTATCATTCTCTGATATTACAGGCTTTCTTTTATATGATTCTACTGTTTTATCAGAGTGCACACCTACAATTAAATAGTCACCATATTCTCTAGCCTGCTTAAACATATTTATATGTCCAATATGAAACAGGTCCCCCACAATATCAGAATAAACACGTTTCATGAAACAATCCTATAATTCTATTAAAGTTTTTATCAAATTTTGTACTCATAGTAGATATTCTAAAACTATTTTTAATACCTTTTATTCCAGCATAAATAACAATGTTTTCGTTTAATAAAAAATCTCTCAACTTTTCATAACTCATTTTAGGATGCACAAAACCTATAATTGAATTACTAGGATTTTTATTGATACATTGTATTCCTATTTCTGAAAACTTTTTAATAAGTCTATCTTTTCTAATATCAAAATCATCTTTATTATTTTTAGATATTTTTAGTGTTTTATTTAAGGCACATACAGATTGAACTGGTAATGTAAAAGGTATGTCTTTACCTATATATTTTTCAAGATTTAGATAATAAGACCTTTTTTTAATTTTCAAATCTTTATTAAAAATAACAATACCAAGACCTGGAGTAGACTGTAAACATTTATTACTGCAAAAACACATTGCGGCTATTTTAATATTAGAATAGTCAGAAGCACCAAATGCAGATGTTGTATCAATAAACAAATTAGCATTTGGATATAATTCTGAAATTTTATTTACGTCGAATTTTTCACCAGTTGTTGTTTCGTTTTCAACAAAATATAAATTTTTTATTTTTTTATTTTGTTTTAACTCATCAATGGAAGTACATTTTATTTCTTTATATTTTATTCCATAAACTTCCATCATATCAACTGCGCGCTGGCCATAAATACCAGCATTTATAACAGTTATGTTTTCGACAAGAGAGGATATCATTGCTTCCATAGCAGTAGTACCGCTACCTCCAATTATTGCAGCGTGGTGGTTTTCGAATCCTTTAAGTAAAATATTTTTTGTTTCAGAAAGAATATTATCAAATTCATCTGTTCGATGACAGATATCAGAACCAAGCCATTGAGCAAGTTTTGTTCTAAACCTAGTATTTGTAGGCCCTGGATTTAATAATAGTTTACCCATTTTTTATTTCTTCTTTAATATTTATTGCATTCTGTACACAATCAATTCCTACTCTAGGAAGCTTTCCATCTTTTTTTATTTTTAATATTTTATCTATACCTGGATATGAACACTGCCCTGCAACATCACGCTGTAGTTGAGATACAGGATAATCCCCCACTGATTCATGTGAACCATTATCTAAAACATATACATATAAATTTTTACTGTATGTGTCTCTAATTGTATGTGTGATTCCTAAATGCATTAACAGAGCGCCATCACCGCTTAATACTACGACAGGTCTGTCAGTATGCTCGGCAATTCCTAAGCCTATCGCTGGTGCCAGTCCCATACTTCCTTGCATATAAAATATATTTTCCATATCAGGAAACAGTTTATATACAGCTCGAGATATATAACCTGTATTTGTCACATAAATAGCATACTTTCCATGTTTTTGAAATATTATTTGTATTGCTCTTTCTCTGCTTACTGTCTTATCCGACATTGTTATCTCCTTTGATTATCATATAATTTTCATAACCAATTAACTTTAGCATAGCCTCATCTGTCTCACCCATAACTTTATGCTGAGGTAGTGTGTGTCTATGGCCTATTACTAATAAAGGTTTTATATTATAAGGTATGCATAAACTTGTTAAAGGGTTTATGCAGTTTCCTAAACCTGAATTTTGTAAATATACACAAGATTTAGTTCCAGCCAGTTCAGCACCTACAGCCATGCCTATTGCTTGACCTTCGTTTGTTGCAATAATATGTTTCCAATCAGGTAAAGCTTTAGGATTAAAAGACGCCTTGCTATCACCATCAATACTATCCTGAAAAGGCTTAAGTAAGCTATCAGGTACACCTGTAAAAAACCTATAACCTTCTTCGTATAACTTATCAAATAATTTATTAAGAGCCATATTTTTCTTGATTTTCTTTTAATTGGTCAACTCTAATTAAATCGAATATATCTTCCATAGAAACAATATCATCATTTGCATGAGATAGCGAACCACCTTCTTTCATTTTTGCAAATACATCTTCTATAGATTTTACAGCAGCTCTAACAGAATAATTTGCATATATAACAAGACTAAATCCTGCACTATTTAATTCACTTATATTTACTGTATTATAAGTTGTAGGTACACATACAAGTGGAGCTCTTAACCCTGCCTTATGATACATATCTGCAAATTTTAATACTTCGTCAGGATTCTTACTTTTACTATGAATCAAGAAAGCATCGCAGCCAGCATCATTATACATTCTAGCTCTTTCCATTGCAACATCATGTCCATGTCCTTGAATTAACGCTTCTGTTCTAGTAATTATAGCAAAATCTTTATCCAATCTTTTTTCTACTGCAGCTTTAATTTTACCGCACATAATCTCTGGTGTCTCTAAACTCTGCTTCATTCCATAAAAAGAACATCTCTTTGGAGAAGGATTGTCTTCAAAACACATTGCAGAAGCTCCTGCCTTTTCATATTCTCTAACCATTCTAATTGTATTGATAGAACTTGGCCCGCCTTCATCTGCATCAACTAAAATAGGTATACTTATTCTGTCACTAATTTTACTGATTGTGTCAAAATAATCTGCAGTATTTAGAATGTTTGCATCTGGTAATAGATTCCAAGCATGTGATTCGAAACTAGATACCCAAACACCATCATAACCAGCTCGTAAAGCTATTTCAGCTATCATAGCATTGTTTGCTCCAATAACTATGTTAGTTTTAGAACTGTCGTTTAATAATTCTTTAATCGTCTTCATCTTTAATTCCTCTGTTTTTATTTAATATAATAAATTTTTACGACATATAAAAATATTTTAGTCGTTATCTGCATATACTTTGTGTTCAAAATATACAGAGCCTTTGTCACCGAATTCACTACATAATGGATTCGACCATATTTTTTGAAAAAATGCGTATGACATAAATGTTCCTACATCATTATAAATTTCGTGGTTTATTTCTTTTTCTGGATAAAATTGATGAAATAGCCATTTATACACAATTTGATTTTTTTCACCTAAAAATTCTTTTTTATGTTCTTGACCTATCATTGATATACAATCACCGCAATCACCTCGTCTTATTAGATTAGGATATTTAGACTTTATATGTAAACCCCATGCCTGCTTATATATACAAGTTGCTGATTTGTATTTCGATTCTACAAATCTATTTATATCACCTTCTTTTAATCCTACAAGGTCTCCGACAACCATAATTGTGTCTCCTTCTACAGAAAGAGCAGATTCAAATGTACTATATATTTTACCATCTTTAGGGTAAAGTAATTTTACTCTGTCCTTTATATGGTTTATTAGTTCGATATTTCTCTCATCAACAACAGCATATAATTTTGTATTTTCAATTGTACATTTCTTAATTACTATGTCAATAATTTTTTGACCTTTATATAATTCTAAATGTCTATTTCTATTTGGCTTTGGTGGACCTGCTGCTAATATAACTATATTTTTCATATTACCTTTCGCTAATTTTCGATGTTCCGAACTGTCCATTTGGCCCAGCCAGTATAGGGTTTCCCCATTCGCTTATTTGTGTCTTAAGCCATTCATTTTCTAATTTATCAAACCAATATTCTTTATAAGTCCACTGTTCTTTAATATCTAAACCACCACTAAAACCTTCTTTCTTAAATATACCAAATTGTCTATCAAGTATTATTGAATACCATTCTGTCTCATCATACGCTGCAATTGAGCCTTTTATTTCAAAATCCCAAGGTGAATAACCATCTTCCAAATATTTTAATAAAAATTCTTTATTCCATAACGAAAGTTGACAGTTTATTGAATAATTAGATTTCATCAATACATGCATATCAAAGTCAATATTTAATTCAGGTACGTTAACATTTGTTAATATTCTAGATTTATAATGACGATTTTCTTCTATTGCAAATCCATTTTCTTCTGCTACATCACATAGCTGAACCTTGCCAATTTGATGATTTAGTTTTACAACCTCTGTCAAATAGTTTATATAATCGTGGTTCATTTCTTTATAAAAAAATGTGTCTTCTGTACCATATATAAAATATTTAGGAGCATATTTTATAAAATATTTTCTCAAATCAGTTGACCATTCTTCAACAGGTCCTTGAGTTCCCATAGACTCAAATTTGCAGTTCTCGGTAAGTTCAAAATCTGGCTTGTCATATCCCAATATAATAAGCTCACTTTTATTTGTAAATTTATTAAATAATTCTACAAAAACCTGTAGACATCTCATATTTTTATTGTTTGTAGAAACATAAAAAGGTACACTTAATTTTTTCATATTACTTTCTCCATAAGTGAAACATCTATCTTGTCTTTTTCTTCACCTCTATATTCTTTTAGTTGTTTTATAACATCTAGTGATGCAACCTTTATATTTCCGTAATAAAAATGATTTTCTGGATTATGTATAATATCATGATAAGATTTTTTATATATGCCTACTCCGTATTTATTATGAGAATGTATGTTGTCTGTAGGGTCTATAACCTCATGAGCACAATCGTGAATATAATCTACATCAGCAGCTTCTCTCAATCCATATAAAGATAAAACTCCACTAGCTGTAATACAATAATCTTCGTGGTTTAATCCATTTTTATCAATGTAGTCTTCATAATATTTTAATGAATTATAAAATTTAGGATAGTCTCTAAACTGAGAATTATTTAGAAAGTGAATACTATTTTTATTTAATAAGCATCGAGAAAGTCTTAATGTTTCTTCGTAGGTATCGTTAATATGAATTGAATGATTTCCTATTCCATATATTTTTCTTATTCTTTCTTTTATATTTACTGCTAATGATTTGTCTTTTAGTTCTATTAAATACATTGTCATATCGCCATCGCTTGGAAAGCAATATCCCATCTTCTCTCTAAAACCTGCAAAATTATTATTTCTATTTCCAGCCCAGGGTTCTCCTTTATATAATTGAAACATATAATTCAGAGCCCCTTTTGTGTTAAAATTGATATGTTTTTTGTATGCAATATTACACGTCTGATTTAATATGCTCTCTAACTCTCTTCTATTGCCCACTGCTGCAGGGAATATATTTACAACAAGCAAGTCTTTGTTTTTTCTTACCATTTCAAGTGCTGCAGCATCCATATAATCCTGATTAAGTCCTAGCTTTTGGAACATATTATAATCACATACTTTTTGACCGTCTTTTATATTATTACCTTCTACTGTTTTTACTTCTATATCTAGCTTTGATGCAGCTGCAGTTCTATGAGAGCCATTAAGAAGATAATCTTCATTATCGACAACAACTGGTGACTTATTCCAATCAAAGTTATTTGATTTCATGTCATTATATATTTTAATAAAATCTAATTCAAATGCGTCGTATGTATTTTTATTTGGATTGTTGTATTCCTTAAATCCATTCCACAATCTCAAGTGCTCTTTGTATATATCTTTACCAAATGCTGTATTTTTACCTAGCATATTAAGAAATATACTTTTTATAGGCAAATCAAATCTACTCCAATTAAATAAATTTAATTTGTTTTTATTTAGATTTTTATAAGGTTTTTTGTTTCTTATTTCATTTTCTAACCTTTGCTGCAAACCATGATTGACTTTATGGTCGTTTATAGGATTTGTAAGATTATATACATACATGATATCGTCGATATATCTACTTTTGTTACCTGACATCTCTAACATTGGAAACATAAATGAAAGGTCCCAAGCCATAGGATAGAAATTACCTTCAGAATCTAATAAATCTTCTTTTTTAATTCTGTTCCACAAATGATATTTGAATGTTCTTAAATGAGAAAAATACCATTCATTTTTTCTATATGAACCTTCATTTATTATATTTTGAGGTGCCTGCCTTGCAAATTTACCTTTTGTATTTGAAGGATATTCTATATAGCTTCCGTATGTTATCCAACAATCATCATTGTTATATATAGAATTTAATCTTGTAAGCACATTGTCATTTTCAAACCAATCATCACCATCAAGCGTTACAATTATATCTTCTCCATCTGGCTTTGAATATTTTATACCATCGTATATATTTTTAAGAGCAAGAGCTTTTTCTTTATTTTCAATAAGCGTAAATCTAGAATCTTGTTTGATAGTTTTTCTAATTACTTCTACACTCTTGTCAGTAGATATATCATCTAATATTATACATTCGAAATTTTTATAATTCTGTGACATAACAGAGCCTAAACATCTATCAATCCACTTTTCTACATTATAAAGAGGTATAATAATCTTAAAATGATTTTCATTACCATAGTTTATCTTATGAAATTTTTGTTCTTCTGATATAAATGATTCTATAAAATCTTCTTTTGATTTTCTAATAAAATCTATAAGCTCTTTTCCTTTTAATTTAGGGAACCAGCTTTCTGAAGTACAACCATTCTTATTATTTGTTTTTATAGTACAGCCTAGCATTCTCGCCTCAACCAAAAATCTATTAAAAGTTTCAAGTACTCCTGGTAAAACCAAAACGCTTTTATATTTTGACATCTCTTTCATTAACTCATTATAAGGAAGAGGTCCTACAACGTCATAGTCGATGTTATTGTTATTACAGTAGTCAATGCATCCTTGCGTATTTTTTATCTTATTGCTAGAACCTAAAATCATAGTTTTATTATTCTTTGGCGTATCACAATAAGATTCTATTAAGTCCAAGTGTTCTTTAGACCATATACTTGTTGAAAGGTTTACAACATTATCCAATCCTAAATTCATTGATACAACGTTACTATGTAAATATGATTGACAATAAACTCTTTTAGCTTTTTTATAAAATTCTGAATTTATTATTTTATATGAAGGTGCAATATAATTTTCATATCCTGAAACATCTCTATCTGTTACATATTTATGGTCATGTTCTATAATTGAATAATTTAGATTGTTTTTTATATAATCTTTACTGAAAGGTGTAAGAGATATAAAATTACCTATTAAATATTCTGCATCTTTGTCTGATTTGCTTGCATCAAAATTTTCGCAATTTATTTTTTCTACATTTATACCTCTTGCTTTTAATCCGTCTATTATCTCCTCATTAACAAGCTCACCCCCACCAAAAACTTGATTTACAAAAAAATCAGCTATAAAAATTACCTTCATTTTCGTTCCCTTAATTAGTTGTTATTTTTCCTGGATTTCTATCTAAAGTATCTTCTATGTCTTGGTCAAACCTATAATCTATAAGCTGTACAAGGTTCATATTTCTTAGGAAAAGAGTTCTGTAACTGTTATTATATAATTTTTCCATATTTACAGCAAGCCTTCCGTAATAAAATCTTTGTGAAGATTCTATCATTGTAAGTCGAGGTATAATTAAGCCTCTCTTTTTGAATCTAGGCAGTAACCTTATACCTGTATCTCTTGCAAGGTCGTTAAATCTCATATTACTAAATTCATTTAAGCTTAATACATGAACCTTTTGATAATAATCAGGATTCAATATAAGAAACATATAATCTTTTGTCTCTCCTTTCTGATTTTTATATCTATTCTGTACAACCATACCTTTCTGTAACTGATGTTTTGGTATGATTACAGCAGACTGCTTGAATGTGAGATGTTGATTAAAAAAATTCATTATAAATCGCCTAAACTAAACCCATTACATTTTTTTGCCGCTTCTAAATAGCTATCAAAATTTTCTGCATTTGCCATGTCTAAAAATGATTCAAAGTTTACATCTGCAGAATACTTTTTCTTTTCTTCTTCTGTCAAAGGTTTCACTTTTGCATAGCACCATATCATATCTTCACCGAATCCGTGAGGAAACACCATTTCTTTTGAAGTTCTTATCGTCGAAGGGTACCAATAAGATTCACCATCATCATATCTATTACCTTTTACCACACCTGGCATTCCTTCTTCATATTTTTCTATATCAAAATTTGGATGCTTTTTATAATTAAGTGGATATTCATTAGTATAATACCCTGTACTTAAATCTATTTTTGATACTCCATTCTTATTATCAAATTCCTGCATCACCATCAATTTCTTTGTCTGCGGACTTTCAATCCAATTCATATCACTATTCATAAGTTTGCATCTCCTCTATAGCTGGAAGTTTAACATCGAATGAAGGTAGAACAGAATTATCCATTATTTCTTCAAACTTTTTTGTCATCTCTTTCAGAGTAAAATTATCTTTTACATATTGTGTTTGCTTTCTAGATTTTTCATGATACTTTTTATAATTTTTATGTACATCTTTCAGTATACCAGATGCATATCCATAGTCTACAGTAAACCACTCAGAATCTTTTAATATAACTTTATCCCAAACAACTGATTCATGAACCTTATTTAATTTACCTGGAAGCATTACACCATAAGCAGATAAAAAGTCTATATGACCAGACCAATTTGAAGCTATTGTAGGCTTACCTGTAACGCTATATTCTAACAACGGTCTACCAAATCCTTCACCTTTTGTAAACGACACCATAGCTTTTACTTTAGGATGGTTATATAATCCATTAAGTTCTTCTTTTGTTAAGTCACCATGCAAGAAATATATACTAGGTAAATCACCTTGATGCTGTACGTAACTTCTTATTTGTTTTATTTTCTTAATTATATCTTCTCTTTCTCCAATTGAAAAACCTGCAGAAGAAGTTTTAAGTATTAAAGCTGGCATATTTCTTTTTGACTTTCCTTTGAACGTTTCCAAGAAAACTCTAATTGTCATACCTACATCTTTTCTATCCTGTCCCATAATACCATGCAGCCAATGGCCACAAAATAAAAAGCAAAAATCTTCTTTTATCGAATCTAAAGATGATTTTATTGTACCAGGTATTTCACTAGTCTTTTTGAAAAAGTCCATATCTAGACCTTCAAACAAAACCTCAACAGGTACCTCTAATTTTAATTCAGGTGCGCTTGTATCTTCCTGTCCTGTTTGAGGATTGATTGCTTTATAATTTGCAGTTTGAAATACATATTTTGCATGCTCTGAAGGTACTATGACTTTATCCATTCTATTACAGCCTTGAATCCACGTAGAATCGCAAAGAGTTGTTTCTATTCCTGCAGTAATACCTATATTATATTTACCTACAGGTTGAAATTCATTTGGTACTGTAACCTGAATCCATATATCTGGCTGCTTTTCAGACATAAATTGCTGAGGATTTTTTATAATTAAAGAACTTATATCTTTATCATCTTTACCTAATGCGTCTTTAGGACAAGTACCCCAAACTTGGTCAAAAACATGAATATCAAATTTATTCATATCAATTAAACTTCTAATTAAATCTCTACTATGGTCTCCATAACCACTTCTGCTTGTTGATGGGCAGCTTATAACTAATCTTGGTTTCATTATCTTAATACTCCTGTTGGATAGACTTTATTTGTTGCGTCTAAATCTATAAGTTCATAATTTGCTTTAGGTTTGAAATTATCAAACGTAGTTTGAATTGCATTGAGCATAGCCTCATTCATTCCATCTTCTGTAAATTTATTTTCTATAGCCCAATTCCTTCCTAAGATTCCTTTTCTAGTTCTCTCCATTTTAGATTGTCCATACCAATATTTTAATCCCGATGCAATATCATTTATTTCAGGTCTAGAATCATAGATATATGGAGTAGGAGGTGAGCCTTGTAAACTTTGATTTGGCCACAATGGATATGTCCATTCGCCATGTTCTTTTGATATCTCTCCTGTAGAATTACTTGGAATTTCTGCTGTAAAATGTTTGACAGATAATTCTTCACCATCAACCTTAAAACCTAATTGGTCTTGTAAACCTCCAACAACAGTTGTAATTGTAGGTCTTGCAGCCATCATAGCTTCCATGTGACTCAATCCAAAACCTTCAGCTGAAGAAGGGTTACAAACTACATCTGCAATATTATACAGCCAATTCATTTGTACAGGTGCCAATTTCTGCGTACTAAATATAACATTCATATTAGGGTATAGCTTTTCTATCAATACAGGTAAATCAGTACCATTTGTATCGACTGGGTCTGTATGTAATATGATTGCTGTTTTCGATGCCTGCTCTTCTGTCATTTCTCTATTGAATTTTCCAAACGCAGATAGCAAATCAGAGGTACCTTTACGTCTTATATTCCTACTATTGAAAAACGCTACAAAGTCGTAAGTTTTCCCTTGTAATACTTCATTCTTAAACTTTTGAAATTCAGCATCTTCTCCTAATATAGGGAAAAATACATTTTCGTTTATACCATGTTGTACATAAAACAAGTCCTTTCCTTCTACTCTAGGTTTTCTTTGGCAAACATGTTTATTGATGTTATATGTTTGTTTTGAAATAGCCATTAAACCATCGCAAGATTCATAAGCATTTTCATTCCAATGTGGGAAAGGAAGGTCATCCCATATATTATAATACATAATAGGAATATTCTTTCTAATCTCATGCTCCATTGCGTATAACCAATCCCAGAATCTTGGGTCAGTAAAGTGCATAATGCCATCAGGCTTTTCTATTGCCATAACTTCTCTTAATATAGCCTGATTTCCATATCCGTCAACAGGATAAAGCTTTATATAAGCATCATCAATTCCTAATATTTTATTTGTATCTTCAGATAAATCTGCAATCTTACCTTTTTCAGGATGTTTAATTGCACCTGCCATTTGTACCCAGTCAAATTGTTTAACCGTACCTAATACAAAAGATTTTGACATTGTTCCAACACCAGAATGAATTCTTAAATCATCTGATAGTAATAGTATTTTCTTTTTTGCCATTTTCTATAACCTTTTCTTTTATTGTGTTTCTAAAACTCTTGTTGTTAATAAACTCTTCAATTGATATATCAACCAATTGTCTAAATGTAATTTTTTCATCTATCGACATTTTCTTGAAATTATTCCAAGACTCCTCGTTAACCTTTACAGATGTTAATTTTTGTTTTGCCATAACTTATTCTCCATACAATATATAAATATATACTTATATATTTTTATTATGAAATAATTACGACTTTTTTATTCATTTTTTTCGCCTCTTTTATTGTGTGTTCACTTCCAGCTGATTTATATCCTTCAGGTATAAACACAATTAAACAATCTACATAATTAGCAAGCATTTTATTTCTATGAAAAAAGTTCTTAGGCTGATAAATTTTTCCATAGTAGTTTTCGTGCAATGCAGAATATAGGTTTTTAGGTGTATGCGCAGGATTAAATTCAATATAATTACATTCTAATTCTATTGCATACTTCTTTGCAAATCTATCTGCTCCATCTAAACAACCTCCTGATACTATTGTTAAATCAGGTTCGAATTTATTTTTTAATGCAAAAATAGTATCTTTAACTTTTCTAAAGTTTTGATAATCTCTACTTCCTATTATACCTATTTTCATACTGCAGCTGCCATTCTATTTTTTGGTGGACATAAGTCGTGTCGTTTTTTGAATGGACAATATGTACAACCTGTTTTGTATGCTGGATAATCACCTTCTTTGTTTTTCTTTCCATCAGCTGTAAATGAATTAGATATAAACTCTGTTAACAACTTGGTTGTTTTATTCATAGATGGCTTTCCTGCAGCTGGCTTATATTGCTGTATTCTTTTTTGTGGGAAGTCTAGGTTTTCATATAACTTACGTTTTACAATAAAGTATTCTACATCGATTAGACTTTCGTCAACACCATATTGTTTTGAAAAATATCTTTTATATAACCTTAACTGGTCACCTTCTTGTTTTTTCTTCTTAGGTTTCCAACCCATATATGATGTTTTAATATCTATAATTTTTAACCTTTCACCTTCCTTTATAACAAGGTCTGCAAAACCCATAACCATAAGTTTATCATTGCCTTCGACATCATATAAAATTGGCATTTCTATACCTACCAATTCTGTATTTTTTTTAGAAAAATAAGCACCACGCTTGCGCTTGAAATAATCTATTATTGCAACACCGTCATGATAAAAGTCTTCCATCTCCTCCTTGCAACTAAAGTGTTTGCCTTCATATTCTTCTACTCGCAATTTATATTCTGACGACATATTATCTGATAACATTTTATGTAAATCTAATTTGTCTGCAGATACTATTGATTCATTGTACATAGTATGTATATATTTCTGAAGTACCTCATGCATTGCAGTACCGAAAACCAAAAACATATTGGGCTCGAATTCTTTGATTCCGTCTAGATAAGACAGTTTCCATTGAAGAGGGCAGTTCTTATACATGTTAAGTTGACTATAAGATATTGTCCTTTTGCCCATTTTGCGGGCCTTTATAGCTAAATCTTTAGGTGTTTTTAGAATCATATTATACTACTAATATACGCAAAATTTCCGAGATAAAAAAATTATTTTACGACTTTTTTTTATTATTTTCAATTAACTTATCAAGGTATTGCTTTGCTTTAAGAAGGTCTTCGATACCATTTTTGTGCTTCCATCTTGTAACATATTTTATTATATTACCTTCAAAGAAATCGAGATTGTGAGAGCTTGCATATTCCCACATCTCAATTCCTTGAGTATAGTGCTCTGGATGTTTTACGTTATCCTTTGACATTATTGTTCTTTAGGCAAAAACTCTTGATTGATATGTCCGCAATCAGTACATTTATATGTCTGCATTGGTACCAATGTATCTCTTCCCGTTGGAGCAAGCACTGCTGATAATTTCTTAAATAAAAATACAGATTGAAATGTTTGGCAACCACATTTTTCACAAACAACATCCTCCAAGTCATTTGGATTTAATTGTATCTGCTGTTGTTGATTCATATTATTCTGATTCATCTTAATCTCTTTTCCCATTTTACATTCCCATCATTCCTGACATTGGATTTGCTGGTTCATCTTTATCATCTTTAATAGATGTAATTAAGCATTCTGTAATTAACATTGTACCAGCAACAGAAGCTGCTTTTTCTAATGCAACTCTTGTTACCTTTGAAGGGTCTATAATTCCTGCGTCAAACATATCTACAACCATTTCTCTTCTAGCATCAAATCCAGAATCGATATCTTCTTCACTAATCTTATTCCATATAACTTCTGAATTTAGACCTGCGTTTTCCATTATCTTATTGAAAGGGGCCTTGCACGCTTCTAATACAATTTCAGCACCATATTTCTGGTCATCATTATCTAAATCAATATCATCAATTGACATGTTGCTAATTATTCTTCTCAGTGCAGTACCACCACCAGCTACAATTCCCTCATCTACTGCAGCTCTTGTTGCAGCCAATGCATCTTCTACTCTATCTTTCTTTTCTTTCAACTCGATTTCAGATTCAGCACCAATCTTCATAAGAGCAACACCTCCTGTAAGCTTACCTAGTCTTTCTTGCATTTTTTCTATTTCATAATTAGAATCTGATTTTTCAATAGCTGCTTCGATTTCATCAATTCTACCATTTATTCTTTCTTGAGTACCTCCACCATCTACAATCGTTGTGTGCTTCTTGTCACATGTAAGCGTTCTTGTCGTACCAAACCAATCAGGATTGAATTTATCCATAGTCATACCTTTTTTAGGAGATATTAAAGTCGCACCTGTTAATGCAGCAATGTCTTCCATGATTATCTGTTTGTCATCGCCAAAACCTGGAGCCTTAATACACGCACATTGTAAAGTACCTCTTGCATTATTAACAATAATACCTGCTAATGCCTCTCCTTCAATATCTTCTGCAATAATAAACAAAGGTCGATTCTGAGCAATACAATATTCTAGACATTTTACAAGATTTTTTAGATTATTTAATCTAGCCTCATAAATAAGAATCAAAGGATTTTCCATCTCAACCTGCATTTCTTGTTGGTTGTTTATGAAATAAGGTGAAAGATAACCTTGACTTAATTGCATTCCTTCTACAATCTCCAAAACATCATCGGCAGTTCTAGAATCTTCAACAGTAATTACACCTTGCGTGCCTACTTCTTCCATAGCATTTGCAATTAACTGACCAATTTTTTCATCATTATTTGCAGATATTGAACCTACTTGCATAATTTCGTCGTTGTCTTTTACATCCTTAGAAAGCTTAACAATCTGTGTTGTTATTTCACTCACTGCTTTATCAATGCCTCTTTTCAAGTCAATATTATGAGAGCCATTTGCAATTCTTTTATAGCCTTCTTTTAACATAGAATGTGCTAATACAGTTGCAGTTGTAGTCCCATCACCTGCCTCTTCGTTAACTTGATTAGCTACATCTTTTACAATTTGTGCACCTGCGTTTTCAAGTTCATTTTCTAATTCTATCTGCTTTGCAACTGTAACACCATCTTTTGTTGATTGATATTCACCGTATTGCTCGAATACTACATTTCTACCTTTAGGTCCTAGTGTAGCTGATACAGCATTCGCTAACTGTTCAACGCCTTTTAGCATTTCGCCTCTAGCGTCTGTACCGAAATTTAATTTCTTTGCCATTATTTATTCTCCAAAATTGTTAATATATCTACTTCTCTTACAATATAATATTCTTCACCTTCAACTTCTACTATATTTCCAGTCTTAGGATATACTATTTTATCTCCAACTTTTACTTGCATCTCTGCACGGTTTCCATTATCTAACCATCTACCTGGGCCAACTGCTATTACCTCAGCATGCCTTGAGCCTTCTTGTGTAGTATCAGGAATAATTACGCCACCTGATGTTTGGCCTTCATTTTCGATTTTTTTGATAACAACTTTATCAGCTATTGGTCTAAACATTATTTTTCCTCTTTTAATAATTCTAATTCGTATTCTGATTTTGTACAGGTGACACCTGTTTGTTCTTTTACTAATTCTGGTGTAGTGCAAGACTGGTTGAATGAAGCAAATTCTGTATGTGATTTCCATCTTCCGCAACCTGCGAATAAACAACCAAAAGCATTTGATAGATAATCAGCTTTTGCATATTCACATTTCTTTGTTACATCACACATAGGCTTGAATCCATTTGCCAAATCAATTCCTGCGTCTATCATTTTCTGTCTTAATAACCAGTGCAAACCTACAATAAACTCCTCTTCACAAAATTGCAGTCGCCTTGCCATCTGTCCTCGTAATGAACCTATATTTTGTTCTACAACATAGCTACATTCTCTTGACATTAAGTTAAGTGATGACATTTCTATTTGAGAAAACACCTCATCATTTTCGTTTCTTAAATCTTCAAGTTCTTGTAATGTATCAATAACCTCTTTCTTAAATGAAGGGTCTTTTTCCATTGTTTCCCAAACTTGTGTATATACAACGTAGTTAGGTTTTTCACTAACTTTATAATCCTTAAACTTTATACCTACTCTAGCTCTTGAATGCTGGTCATATTGGCATACAGGTGTTCCTGTAATTTTATATGTTATCATTTGAGAATCTGGATTCCAACTAAGTATTTCTACATCCAAACATTCTATACCTTTTTTTATATTAACTTTATTCATCTGTAAACAACTTTTTATCTGATTCACTTAAATTTTCGTATTTTATATTCTTAATATATTCTAAAACTTCTTCTGTATCATTATGTATTACATTAAGATATTCTCCTATTAAAGGAAATTTTTCAGCAACGACCTCAACAACTTTTTTATATAATTCACTCATTGCCCATTCTTTATTATCAACATTATCAAATTTTCCTGACGCATTAAAACCTCTCATGCTTACAAGTGACAATAGATTCTGGCCAAAATGATATGAGTGCTGATAGCTTTGAGGCAAAAAGGACCTTGCTGATTGCCATGATGCTTGGTCTGTTTTTAGAGCAGATGAATAAAGAGATTTAAGTCGCTTCATTACATTCTTATGTTTTTCAGGTAACTCATCTAATGTAACAATATCAACATCTGACTTATTATTATCTCGACATCCTATACTCATAAAGCTTGTGAACGGTGTTTGTGTATGATAGTCAAATAACCATCTTGGTACACCTCTAACTCTAAATATAAACTGTACCATTTCTCTTGCCTGAGGTAAAGTATTGTGAGTTAGTACTGCCTTTACAACTTCAAGCTTTCCTTCAGGAGATGTAATTGGCCATTTTCTCTTAAATTCATTATCACCCCAAGTAGAAGTGCTAGTCACAAACATAGACTTATAAGGGTTTGACATGTGGTCTTCTAATGTAACCTCAACCTCGTCTTGTAATAATTTGAATTCTGTTTTTAATAATGGCTGTTCCTCAGGTAATGTTCCCATTACAATTCTCAGGTTTTCAACCACGTCATAACTTAATTTTTCCATATTTCGTAACCTTTTTTATATAATATAAATATAACAAAACTTTCCGACATAGTGAAATTATATCAACTTTTTTATCGAAGAGTTTTTACTTTTTGTAAAACCAAATTTGTTTTTAGATGCAGGTATCAATACGAATTCACCTTCAGACAAACCTGCAATATCCCTTGTATTGAATATTGTTATATACAATTGTTTTTGGTCGTCTTCTAAAGCTATCTTATAGAATTCTCTACCTGTTTTCTTAGATTTTTTAATAATAATTTTGTTAATAATTCCATACAATTGAAATTGTCCTTTTTCTGTTTCGTCTGGAATTTGTTTAGGACTTGTCAATTGTGCTATAATATCTGGTGCGTGGTCATAGAAAAACTCTTTATATTTTGCAAAAGGATGTTCATTAAAATAAAAGTCAAAGTATTTCTTTTCCCATTCAAACTTCTGTGTCTTATCCCAATCCTTTTCACCAACAGTATCTTCCATTATCTGGTCAATAATACCTTGAATTGTCTGAGATTTCTTTTTGTTTCTACATGCATTTACTATATCCTCAAGAACTCTTGAATTTTTCATGATTCCTTTGAAATATCCTAACCTACATAAAGGTTCGTATGTACGCTTTGTAATTTTGTTGTCAAGAATAAAATCAACAAGCTCTGTTAATGTATTTACATCGCCAGGTTTTACAGAATTTATAATTGCAGCATCTTTATCTGGTATACCTTTTACAAGATTAAGACCAAATTTTATTGATTTATTGTCATAATCTATTTCAAAACTATTACCAGTCTGACCTATTTCAAATTCATTAAACTTTATACCTTTCTTTTTAATTTGTTTTACAAACCAGCTTAATTCTGCATTTGTTGAGTGGTTAAGAAGAGCAGTATAATATTCATAAGGAAAGTGTACCTTTTGCCACATTGATATATAAGCATTCATTGCATATGCCAAAGAGTGAGATTTATTAAATGAATATTCTGAATATTTACCTAGTACATCAAGCAGTTCATCTATATCTCTATCCTTCATACCATTTGCTTTGGCACCTTTTTTGAATCTATCAAGCATGTCATAAAAATTATCCTTTTTGTCTTGATTACCTTTATGAAGTAGCTTTAATATTTTCCTACCACCATCTGCTTCAGCAAGTGTAAAGCCGCCAATCTTTTGTAGAATAAACATAATCTGCTCTTGAAATATAGGTACGCCAAATGATTCACCAAGTATATCCCATAGCATTGGAGATTTTTGGTCTAGCAAAAATTTTGCCTCTTCCGGATTTTCGCGGTTTTTAATATATTCGTCAATTCCTCCTGCCTGGATTATAGCAGGCCTAAACATTGCGTTGATAGAAGATAAGTCAACAATACTTTTAGGTTTAATTGTTCTAATTAAATTTATCATATTGTCCGAACCGAATTGAAAGATATCCTTACAGTTACCTGTTTCAAATTCATCATATACCTTTTTATCATCAAAATTAGATTTAAGAATTCTTTGTTCTAAATCAGATTCACCATGCTTTTTCTCAATGAGTTTGAAAGTATCGTTAATAACGGACGCCGCCTTAAGTCCAAGAATATCCAACTTACAATATCCAAGTTCACTAACCTCACGTTCATCACCACCTTCTTGTACACCTGTAACAGTTTCACCTTTAAGTCTTAATAAAGGTATTTCTGAACAATTTAAGTCTTTATTGCTTACCAAAATACCTGATGCATGCCTACCTGTTTGCCTAACCATACCTACCATTTTAGGTGCAATTTTTAAGAATAATTCTTTGTTGTCCTTAATGAACTGCATTAAATCCTTTTCGCCTTTTTTCTGTGCAATATTAAATGCATTTTTCATTTCAAAATCTATAGGTGAATTCGGGTCATCGCTAAAATATCCTGTAAGTTTATTTGATAATACAAAGTCTAGTTCATGTATTCTACATAAATCCTTTACTGTAGTTTTGGCACCAAATTTACCAAAGTTTGCAATATGACAGACGCGTTGTTTACCAAACTTGTCCTTTAGATAATCCTCACATTTCTTTTGAGTATCAGAATCTATATCTAAATCAACGTCGGCAGGGTCGATACGAGCAGGATTTAAGAATCTTTCAAAAATTAGATTATGTCTTATTGGGTCAATTTTTGTAATATCTAATACAAATAATACAAGAGAGCCACCAGCAGAACCACGACCTGCACCAGTTGCACCGCCTACCTTATATACAAAGTTATTAAGTAAGTCATCTAAAATTAAGAAATAGTCTATAAAACCTTTTGATTTAATAATATCCAATTCATATTTAAGTCTGTCTGTATATTCTTTGTTGTTGTCAGGAAGTAAACCGTTTTGTATTTTTTCAACCCATTTTACTTTTAACTTTGACATGAATTCAGATTCGCTTAATGACTTATCCTCATGATACTTTGGAAAATTATCTGGATATTTAGGCATTTCTATCTTTACCTTGTCATTTATTTCGAAAGTAGAATCAATTGATAGTTCAAGGAATTTTTTATCCATACCATATTTTTCTGCCTCTGCATAAATCTCATCTATTTGTTTTATGTATAATGAATGTACAGTATAAAACCAATCCTGTGGTGTATATGACTTAACAGTTTCACGCTGACGTATTACATAAAGTAGATATTGTATATACCAATCATCTTTATTTGCATAGTGATAGTCAAGTGCAAATACAGGTTTGATTCCTGTTTTTTCATAAACCTTTTTATAGAAATTATTACACGTCATTTGAATGTCTAAATTATTTAACTGGACCTCCAAATAAAAATCATCACCAAACTTATCTCGATATTTTTTAATTAACTCTAACGCCTCGACCTCTTTACCTGCCAAAACAAGTTGATTCCACTTTGACTGTAAACAGCCTGTTGTAATTATGTTATTTTCATTAAGTCCATTATATACTCTTTCCATACTTGAAAGAGGCTTTCTATAATAATTGTCAAAACCTTCATTAGATATATTAAGAAGATTTTTTACACCTTCATAATTTTTTGCATATACTAGTGTGTGATTATTTGCTGCATCTGTTTTATCCAAATGTTCACCTGCATCACCTATTACATCTGCAGTACCTCTTTTTAATTCAAGGAACTTTTCATTGTCTGAATGGTACAGGTCATTTGTATATAATTCGCAACCTACAATAGGATTTATTCCAGTCTCCACTGCATGGTTGTAGAATTTATAGAAGGACGACATATTACCATGTTCGGTTAATGATATACCGGGAGCACCAACCTCTTTTGCACGCGTCATTATATCTTCTATCTTCGTAACACCATCCCCTTGAGAATAAGTGGAATGTCCATGCAGTGGAATATAACTGGTGAATTTCTTACCTTGTTTGTATTTTAATTTGTAGTCGCACTTTACACACATATTTTATCTTTTTTATTATATACTATAATATAGGCAATTTTTCCGACATATGAAAGGATTTTTAGCAAAAGTTATTAACAAGATATGTTAAAGGTTTTTCGCCATTTTCCATAAATCTATGTAGTGATGTGATATGAACATATATTTTACCAAAATCATTTTCAGGAAATTGCATTAGTAATGCACACATAATCATCATATATGTTTGATTGTCATAAGAAAAATTCTTATCGAAATTTTGACTTCTTACAAATATATGTAAATCTATTTTATTGTTTCTAGATATTGCCTGTATTGTAGAAAGACATGCTGCAAGTGTATCGTCATTTTGGTATTTTTTATGAAGTACACATTGCCTAGATTCAATACCTTTTTCAACACACAGCTTAACCATACCTTCAATAAGCTCCTGTCTTTCGGTTTCATCTGCCTCAAGTGCTGGAGGTATTGGTGTGTTCATATATTCAGGTATAACATCAATATCATAGTTGAAATTATATATTTCCCTATATGTGGAAGAGTCTTGTTTTTCTAACAGGCTCGTTATTTTCTTTACTATTTTCTTCATAATGCTCAACTATTGATTTATATGTTTTTTCTATACCTTCTTTATTATTATACGCCGATACAGGTAATTGATAATGCTGGAATAATTTATAAAAATTCTTTGATATTCCATTGTGTCTTTCAAGATAATCACCTTCAGGTATTAAATTTATATGGTTTGATAAGTCATCGCATCCTGTAACTTCTTCTATAAGATATAGATATTCTGCAAATGGTATAGGTGCATCTTTACTTATAATAAAATCATAACCCCAACCATTATCCATAAGAAGTAATTCTAAAAACATATCTGCAAAATATTCATATCTCATATAGTCTTTTTCAATACCAGGATTCAATAATACATCAAGCTTTCCATCTTCATTGAGAGGTGAAAGAGTATAAGGTATGTTATTCATATCACAATATACCTTTTCTGTAATTTTTCTAATCATAGAAGAATTATCAAATGGCGCATCGCCGTAAATAAATACAGGTTTGATTACCATCATTTTTTCAAAATCTATAGATTGCTTTGTAGCTAGTTCTCCAGAATATTTAGAAAGACCATAAAGTGTTTTAGGGTCTATTGAAGCAGTTTCATCAAATACACCATTATCTTTCATATATTCATCAGGGTCAAATACAGCTGTTGTAGAAAAATAAATCATCTTACATCCAACTGCATTTGCTACATCAATTAAGTATTGTGTACTAATAATATTTGAGTTAACTGCCTCGTAAGAAAAGTCATCACATTTATCTGTATTTACATACGCAGCGGTATGTATAATAATATCATCTTTTGTTAATTTGTCTTGTACTTTATTTAGAGCTTTTCTGTCTGTAACATCTACCTCCTTAGCCTTTACAAGTTTTCCATTAAGATAACTAAATTCATTTGTATATTCTGCAATGTCTGAGTTATCCATAACCTCAAATCTATCTTGGCCTGATTGTTCTAATGCCTTTATTATTGAAGTGGCTAGCATACCACTTTCGCCTGTGATAAATAATTTTCTCATAATTCCCTTTGTATTTTATTTGCTGATTGTTTTATTGTGTCTTTTGTAGTATCTACTCTAATCACTTCTATATCATATTGTTCTTCAGCTTCTTTAAGTACATCATAAAAAACTCGTCTATGTTCTTTCCAATCTTTGATGTCCAAATCTTTTTCATCGTGTTTTATAAATCTTTCTTTTACCAATTCATAAGAACAGTCTATAAAATAAAATTCTTCACCTCGAACAATTGCCTCTGCCCATGACATAAAAAATACTTTTTCATTTATTTTTCTGTTGTATAACCTTGAATATACTATTTGTGATAAAAAAGACCTAATATAAACCAATGTATTACCTTTTCCATTTTTAACAACTTGCCTTCTTATAGAATCTTTTCCTGTCTTATCCGGACCATCAATATGTAATATTCTTACTAGCGCCATTTTCCTTTACTCATTAGGTTCATCATTACTGTAATAAATTGTAGTTGTGCAGATTCTACTCTACCAAATATTAGTGTCTTTTCATATTTTAACTTGCCGGTAACTTGGTGCCTGTCAAATTCACTGTCAGCAAGTCTAGATACATTAGATATATCTCTAAATTCTTCTGTCAATTCTATTGGAATACACACGACAACTTCATCACCCTCTTCGTCATTAAGATGGTAGCTCCATATATCATTGACTTTAGATTTTGTTTTTATTTTATCTTTTACAAGACCTTCCCAAAATGTTATTTCTTGCTTTGCAGCAGGGTTCTCATAAAAACAAAGTGTTAATTTTACTATATTTGTAAACGATATTTTAATTTCCTGTTGAGCCAAAGCCTCCCTCTCCTCTACTTGTTTCTGTTAATTCTTCTACCTCTACACAATTAAAGTTAGGTACAGGCATTATAATAAGCTGACCTACCCTATCACCTTCTTTATATCTTCCACCAATAGGACCATTTAATTCCTTAAATCTAAGTTTTACTGGACCTCTATATCCAGAGTCAACAACGCCTACACAATTTGCAAGCATCAAATTTGTTTTAGATACAGAGCTTCTCGGAAATAAAAATCCGACATGACCTTCAGGTATTTCCATAGCCAATCCTGTATCATATTCTACATAAGTTTCTGTTGTTTTCCAACCTACACATGTTAAATCCATACCTGCATCGCCTTGTTTAGCGTATGATGGTATTACTGCTTTATCGTGTAATTTCTTTATTCGTATCTGCATTGTAAACTATCTCCAATATATTTCCGTTAATTATTTGTATGCCTTCATTTAATTTTTTATTCAAGATTTCATGTGTATATAAACCTAGATTCTTTTTTAAGAAAACCTTAAATCCACTATCGTGTAATTTATTTGCATTACCAATATCATCATCTAAACAAAATGCAACTTGTTCAGGTTCAAAATTATTGATAATATATTTTTCTTTTTCTTCATCAAATACAATTGCATCATAGCAAATGTCATTTTCCTTTAACCATCTTAGAGTGTCAGAATATATTCTAAAGTATTTTTTATATGGCCTTGCTGTAAGTAATACAACATTATAATTTTTACAAGTCTCTTGCATAAAAGTCCTTGCGCCGTGTAATACATCAAGCTTGCCTTTTATGCCACATGTTCTATATTCAGATTTTATTCTGTATTGTTCCTTTTTATCAACCTGACTTTTGAATTGAGCAAGAGAATCATATCCTGCCCATTTCAAAAATCCACCTGGCCAGTCTGCAAGAACACCATCGATATCTATAAAAGCTATTTTCTTATCTGAAGCTTTAATTTTAGCCATTACTTCTTCCTGATTAAATTTAGCTTCTACAACTTTTGATTTATCTACAAATTTTTCATATAAATCATTTACGTCAAATCCATTAAGCTGTACAATTCCAAATAGATATTTTAATACATCAACGCATTCTTCTAATACATTGTCGTTTATATCTTCAGTATTTTTAGATGTATGCATTTTCCAATCAATCTCATCTAATACTTCATACACCTCTTTAGACAGCGCCAGAACGTACTCTTTGTTCCACTTTACTTTAAGCTCCTTGTTATTAAGGACTTCATTTACGGTTAAACCTTGTTTTTCGAAAAACTTTTCGGTAAACTGTTTTTGTATTTCAAATATTTCTTTTAATTTATCCATGACTTCACTTTATCTAAAACTTCATTTGCTTTTACTTGATGGTCCCATTCTGCAAATCTTCCTAGCATTTTGATTCCATCTATTGTTTCAAATCTTAAACTTTCTTTTATTTGTATGGGAAGATTTTCAAACTTCATAAGTATTTTATTGCCTTGAATATGAGTACCTTCTATAGGATTTACTGATTCATATACAATATAATCTCTAAAAAATGTTTGACGTGTCCAATCAGTGCCTATAGAATATACATAGTCAAACCAAAGAGAAGGATGTTTTTTTGTCGACATCATAGAATCTAAATCTTCGTTATATTCTGTTTTGTAAAAACATTTAGGTGACGTTGACAGGTCATGAGGCATGTCTTTCATATTAGGACATAGTTTTTTTAACAGGTTAACATTAAGTGTAGATATCAAGTTCCAATACTCCAACACATCTCCGTTTTCAAGATGCATTTTTCTTCCAAATACATCGATATTTTCTACGCTTGTTTCTATTAACTGACCTCGGTCTTTAATTATTTTTAATAAACTTTCAAATAAAAATTTGTAGCTATCTTCTCCATAGTCTGCAATTTCTATATGCTTGATTTCTGTCATACCTTCTGACATAAAACTTGATTCAGATTTATTTTTACCTCTAGTTTTCATTGCATAATTTGCTTTGAAGTTTTTAGAAGGAGTGTCAGTAACATTTCCGTCTTCATGAAAACCTATTATTGCAATCTCTTCCTTTAATTCTAAGTCCGGACATATAGATTTTACAAACTCTTTCATATTTTCTGTTGCTTGTAATAATCTTGGTCCTGGTATAAAAGGTAGATTTAATTGGCCCAAAGGCTTTTTGTCTATTACCTTAAAATCATCAAAGTAATACGCTGCAATAAGACCTGCAGGTCCTGCACCTAAAATATAATTTTCTGCTTTCATTTTGTAACCTCTTTATTTAGTACTAATATAACAAATTTTTTTGACATATAAAAATTTATTTCAACCAATTTTTCATTTCTTTATCAGACGGCCATCTTGTAGGTAAATTACATTTTTTACAAACCCATCTCATAACATAACCTTTTGTAAATTTTATTTCTTGTTCTTTATGTATACAGCTATTTTGAATTTCCTTTATTTCCTTCTTTAGCTTTTGAATTTTTTCGTTTAATTTGGATACGTCCATCGGAGTACTCCTTGTTATTTTTGTTTACCAAAAATTCTTTGTAGTATAACTCCTCTATCCAGTTATTGTATTTCACAAGAGCCTCCTGCGCAAGCCAATTCACCTGATAAATTTGTGTTGTCTTCTATTTCAACAACATTGGACAAGTCAACTTCAGCAAGTGACTTCATCATTTCTTCATATTTTTCTTTTGTAATATCTTCAAATGGTGCTTGTGTATATGTACCACCATCATAAGGTAATACGGACAAGCCATTATAATGATTTCTGTTAGTCCACATCCATTCACCAGCCAATTCCCACTCATCTTGCTTTAATGATATTGTAGCAGAGACATTGTGAGTATTAGAACCTGCTCTGTGACCTGGAGTTACCCATTCAGTTGCAACCTTTTTGACTCTTTCCAATGTATTAAAAGGAGATTCTGTTCTTAAAATAGAACCTTCAGGCGCCTTTTGAGGTACTTGAATAACTGCTGTATCATGAGGTCTGAAGTATTCATCTTCAACTAAATCTGGATGGTTTATTTTTAGGTAATTATATATTGACTCGTTTTTACCAACTCGTATACGTCTAATATAATAATCATTATGCCACGCGTGAATACCTGAACTTGTACCTAAAACTAAACTTGTAGTACCTGCAGGTTTTACAGTTGTTGTCCTTGCAGATTTATTGATTCCTATAATTTTAGCAACTCGAGTATTTTCTCTTTTAACTAAACTAGCAGCTTTTTTCATATCATATCCAAGTACCACACCTGAACCTATACCTGTCATTGAAACACCAATCAATGCATCTTTTTCTGTAGTCTCTTTCCATACATCTCTAAGATAATGGAAGTCTGTATATCCAGCCTGTAGTGTACCAATAAATGCAGCTGCCTTTACCCTTTCATTTAAGTCATTTTGGTCTTCTATATTACTTACATTTACTTCACAAAGATTACAGAACTGATTTGGTCTTAAAGCTATTTCGCAGCAAGGGTTTGTTCCCCAATCTTTATCATTGTTTAGATATATACCAGGTTCACCTGCACCAGACAATTCTACTCTTTTCCATAAATCCATAAAAAAGTCTTTAGTAATTTTATGACGCATTAAACAAGCTGAATTATTAGCACGTCCACGTTGTGGGTTTGTTTCCCACCAGTTACCTGATTTACAAGCAATCATCTCATCGTCATCAGCATTGAATAAACTAATAAGTGCTGCACGTCTAATACCACCAGCAAGAACTGCATCTGCAATATGGCAAACAATATCATGAGCTTCTAATGTCGTTAGTCTATCACCAGTTTCTTTGGTGTCCAATATACCTTTAACCTTTAATATACATTCTTTTAATGGTTGAGGTCCTGGAGCTTTACCACCTGACGTTACTAACATAGCACCTTTAGGCCTAACATCTGAATAATCAAATTCGATTCTGCTTCCACCACCATTCATATAAGATTTCATAAGAACTTTAATTGCATCAGCCCAACCTTCTATACTATCTCCAATTAAAAATCTACGCTTTCTTTTTGGATATGGTTTTTGAATCATTGGCAATTTATTTACGTGGTGCCTTTGTACAGAATAACCTACACCAGTACCACCTAGTAATAAAAACATTGTTTCGCTAAAAGCATCGACTGAATCAATAGGAAGATAAGCGCAATTATAAATTCTATTTGGAGATATTTCAATCGGCTTACCGCCAAATTGTAAACTACGCATTGAAGGTAATACCTTTTTATCATATACCAATTTATATTTTTCCTCTATTTCGTCTTTCAACATAGGAAATTTCTTTTGGTGCATTTCTTTATTTCTTGTCACTAACTCTTCCCAACTCTCTCGTCTATTCAATTCTGGTACGAATTTTGCGTACTTCATATAAACAGTGATTTCTGATAATATTTGATTTGATATCTCCATTTTGCTCTTCCTTTATTTCGTTTTATTTTTGAAAAAAATTGCCAACCTGAATTAGGCTGGCTACTAGTATAAATATCCTAGTCATCTAATTCTTCAAATCTTTTCTTCATTTCTTTTCTTAAATATTCTTGATGATTTGCCATCTGTCCTTTTAGCTCTGCACCTTTTACAGACTTCTCATCAAAAATTTCAAAGCTTCCGTTATTTGTATTTATTTGGCTAGGGAATGTTATACCGTCAGGACCGAACCTGTTTTTAATAACATGTATTCTACCTGTTCCACCAACCTTGTCCTCAATCTTTCTACTTAAAGACATAACAAAATCTGCTGTCATAATTTTAGAATATGATTCTGCAATTTTATCTGCTTGGATTACATCTTCTTGTAGCGCAGACCTATTTGCTTGTGATGCTGTCCAAACAGGTACATCTAACTGTCCAGCTAAACCTCTTAACTCTTCATATATATTACCTAGCTCAAGTCTATAATCTTTATGTCCTCCTCCAGAACCTCGTAATAAATCTGCATAGTCAACAATTATCATGTCAGGTTCTTTACCTAGTATTCTATATCTTTCAACATGAGAAGCAATTGTAGATATCGCAGCTGTTTTTGTTGGATAGTATTTAATGACAAGATTACCTGATATTTTTTCGACAGTTTCTTTTACTGTATCTATATTATATTTTAATTCTTGATTTGCAATACCTGTTATAACTGAATCATATCTTAATCCTACATAGGCTTCATTTAATTCCAGTGTATAATGTAAAACATTTTTTCCTTTTTTAATTACATTTGCACCTAAATTAACAAGTAGAAAAGACTTACCAATACCAGCTGGTGCAACAACAACACCTAACTCTCCTTTTCCTAAACCGCCATCCATAAGATTATCAATAACATCCCAACCTGTATTTTGTACATGCCGCGTTGCTTGATTGTATCTATCTTCTACAGACTCTACATATTCATGACCTACATTTCTTTCTGCTCCTGCTGTCATCGCTTTGTCTATTTTAGTTTTTATTGCGTCATATTTACCTGCGCCTAAAAGTTCAACAGAATCCATGATAGCGTTTTTCAATACTTTGTTTTTACAAAAATCAAGAGTTTGCTCCATTACAAAATCTAAATCTGGAGCATCAAGATGTCTAAAGGCATCTTTAACATTTGACACAACACTCTTTTTTAATACATCATCTGTTATTTCAGATATCTTTACTTTTAGTACTTCTGCTGTAGGTTGTGATTTATATTCTCTAAAATAATCTTTTATTGTAGATACCAAAAATTGGTTTGATTCATTTTCAAAATACGAATCTTCAAGAATATCGTTTATCTGCTGCAAAAATTCTTTATTCTTTAACAGACATGTTATAATTTTAATCTGAAAAGAATAACCGAACTCACTTAATCTATCACTCATTTGTTTTACCCGCCATTACATCTAAATGTGAGAAGCATTGTTTTAGCCAAAAATCTGGATTTTTAATTGCAGAATTTAATTTGTCTTCTAACATCATTTTTTGAAATTTATATTTAACCAATCTATTAACTGGTTTTTTAACTGTGTCTATAATAAGTGATTTAACGCTTCCATTTATATCTACATTTGATAGTTGCATTAAATCATAATTTAAGCGAATCATGTCCTCGCTATTTTTTATATTTGTAATTATTTTAGAATCATCATCTAAATTTTTTACATGGTCAATCAATTGGTCAATTGTAATTTTTTTATCCTCAAACAGTATTGGTAATTTTTTTGCCAATGTCTTTACACCTACACCTTTTATACCTGGTATATTATCTGATAAATCACCTTTCATTGTTCTATATAATAAAAAATTATGAGCAGGTATATCAAAATCTTCTTGCACTGTATCTTTGAAATAATATTTCTTTTTTGTAGGTGACCAAACTTGAATTCGATTATCTACCAATTGTAAAAAATCTTTGTCTGTTGACATTATATAGAATTGACTTTTAGGATATACTTGTTGAGAAATATAAGCCATTGCATCATCAGCTTCTATATTTTCTGGTGCAAGAACAGTAACAGGTAATTGGTCAAGATATTGTACAAGTCTACTTATTTGTTGACTCATAGATATACGTTCATCTTCTTGATTATTGAAGGAGCTTAGACGGGTTAACCGCTTTCTAACTTTTCTGTTTGCCTTATACTCCGGGAAGAGTTTTCGCCTTTTACTAGAACCACCTTTTCCATCAAAACAAATAATTACCCTAGTTGGTTTGATGTTTTTAATTGCATAACCAATAGATTGCAGAAAACCCGTCATCCCTCCAATATGTATACCATCGTCATTAGTACTTGGATTGACAGCGAATGCTCTAATAAAAGTATTCAATCCGTCAATCAATAAAATCCTGTCATTAGGATTTTGACTTAAAGTATCTTCCTCTTTAAGACTTTTTAGAATGTCTATATAATTTTGTTTCATATATATAATATAACAAATTTTTCGGACATAATAAAATAAAAAACGTACTAAGTGGGCTTTTTTTTATTTTATTGTTATAACCTTAGCTTTCGCTTTTTCTGATTTTGGAACCGTGATTTGTAATAAACCATTTCTCATTGTTGCGTCCAGCTGTCTTAAATCATAGTCCGGACTTACTTTCCATCCCATATCAAAACTCCTTCTTGCTATACCTCTATGCATAAATACTGGAGCTTCTTCATCTGATGGATTTGATTCTATGTTTGGTTTCTTATAAGCAACCTTCAAAGTGTTGCCTTCGACAGATACCATAATGTCGCTTTTCTCTAGTCCGACACAAGCGATATCAAAGCAGAGTGTATCGTTTTTAGTAAATACATCTACCGGATAATCAGGTTTTGCTTCCATAAAAGAACCAAATCCTACGTTTGTATCGAAAAAGTTTTTGAATAATAAATCGGTCGAGAGGAGTCTCTCACCTAGTAATTGTCTTGTCATAATAAATCTCCTTAAATAATTTTTAATGATTAGCGCCCACTTAGTACGTTAATCATATATAAATATCACGTTAGTAATAAAAAAAAGGCTCTTGGTTGGCTAAATAAATCGTTAATAGTAGTGAGGATTTTTAGCTCTTAACATTCTGTACCACGGGAAGGTGGCCTTTTATCACAGAACAAAGGTGTATATTACAACACCTTAATCACATCAGATTTTTTAACTTCTACAACTTCAAAATCAATTGAGTCATTTGCAAACTCTTCATTAACTTTTACTTCTGCATCAGTAACTGATACTGCACTTACAAGATACGCTTCTTTTTTCCACGTAACTTTTTTACCATTATCTGTTGCAACTTTTACTCTTGCTAAATAATACATATCCATAACCTTTTCTCCTTATAGTGATTCTGCTGTTTCTCTTAATTCTCTTGCTTCAGCGATTTGTTTTACTAATTTTTCACACTCTTCAACAACACCTGGGTGTTCTCCAACACCTACAGAATTTGACATATAATTTGCCAAGTTCGCTTTTGCTTCAGCCTCTTGTGCGTTTGCTTTTGCAATAATTGCTTTAATAATTAAATCGTTCATTTTATTCTCCTTTTTAATAAAAAATAATAATCAGCGGTTGGATTCGAACCAACAGTTTTTCAAGTACCAATTGTGAGGCTAAAAACTTAAAAAAAGCCTTATATGTCCTTGTACTCTTTAAGAACATTGGGTCAGCGCTACTGCCTCATTTTACTTCCCTTAGGAAGGTGTCTTCCGAGAACAACTTTAGGATTTTATATGTCCTGCCGCTGTTCATTCCACCACGCGTTTGATTATTATTATCCTACTGGTACGTCATCTTCTCCAATTTCGATATCATCAATTCCAATATCATCAGTTTTATATGACATAACCATTGTTTCACAAATTTTGTTATATATACTTTCTTTTCTTTCAGGATTTGAAAGCACCTTAGTTTCAAAATCCTTAGATAAAAACTTAATGTCTTCACCTGTAACATCACAACTATAAGTATACCAAGAGCCGCCTTGTTTCAACAAATTATAATCCTTCATTACTTGTAACCAACTTCCTGTATCATCAATTCCTGACTCGAAATAAATGTTAAATTCAGCTGTACGTAATGGTGGACCCATTCTATTTTTTACTACTACTGCTTTTGTTTTAATACCTATTGTTTGTTCTTTACCTGCAATTTTCGCTTTAATTTGACCAGCTGCTTTTAATCTTAATCTACATGATGCGTGAAACTGTATTGCTTTTCCACCACTTGTTGTCCAAGGGTCACCAAACATAACTCCAAGCTTCTGTCTTAATTGATTTGTAAAGATTAAAGCCACTCGCTCTCTACCAATTAGCTGAGTAATTTTTCTCATACCTTTTGACAGTACAATTGCTTTTGATGTTGCCCAACCTTCTTTGTCATAATCCTGAGCCTGTTCAACTTTTGTGGTTGCTGCCGCAACAGAATCCACTGCAATTGATACAAGTCTATCTTTATCACTTTCTTTAATTTTAAGAATAATATTTTCGATTACCTCAAAAATATCTTCTACAGTTTCAAGTTGGATGTAAAGTAATTTAGAAATATCAATACCGATAGCTCTTAAAAACTCTTCATTCATAGCATTTTCTGTATCAATGTATACAGCCAACCCTCCTTTTTTCTGAGTATTGGCAAGTAAGTGAGCAGCTAATAGTGATTTACCAGAAGCCTCCATTCCAGTAATTTCTGTAATTCGACCTACAGGTAAACCACCATTTGGCCTATTAGAAATAGCAAGGTCAAGAATAGATGAACCTGTACTTATCCATTCAGTTAGGTCTGTTGGTGTATCTTCTGCACCATCAAGAAAGTATGCTACTTTCATTCCCTTAAACTGCTTGTTTAATGAGTCAGCTAATACACTGGCTAATTCATCTCTATTTGTTTTCTTTGCCTTTGCCATAAATTTTCTCCTTACTCGTTAAATAAATCATCAAATGCAGATTCGATATTTTCAGTTGATTTTACACCTGTTGCTGCTGCTGTTGCAACTGGCTTTGCTTCTTCTTCAGAAGAGCTTTCAGGGTCTAACCATTCTGCTAATACAGCTTTTAAGTCATCATAAGAATTTTTTCTGAAAATTTCAAAAATATCTTTTTGACCATTGATGATTTTTTCTGCAACATTAGAATCTTCTGTAGCTGCTGTTTGGTTAGGCTTTACTCTAATTGAAGTTTTAGGAAACTGTCCTGCTCCTTCAGCTGGAGTAAATTCTACAGAAACATCTCTACCTGATTTTACATCTGTAATATCACCATAGTCAGGGTCAGCAATGAATCCTAATAATTCTGTATAAACCTGCTTACCAAATCCCCATAGTTTTACACCTTCAGATTCTTTACCTCTAACTAATACAGGTACATAAACTCTCATCTTAGGTGTAAGTTTTTTAGCTAATTGAAAATCATCAGATTTTCCAGTAGCTCTAAGTTTTTGAGCAAATTCCTCTACAGGGTCTGCCTCACCATAAGTGATAGGTGAAAGATAATTTTTCTTTCCTAAGTCATAGTGAAAGTACAATTCCTGAAATGGATTGTCTTTATTAAATTGATAAGGAACAATTCTAATTTGTTGCTTACCTGGTTCAGGCTTCCATAAAGTATCTTGTCTACCTGTTTGTGTTTGTAAGTTATTCAACTTACGTCTGATTGCATCTAAATCTATTGCCATCGTTTTCTCCTTTAATTATTATTTATTATTTTTAATTTCTTGCACATCTTTTCTTAGGTCTTGCGCTTTACCTTTAATTTCTTGCATTGCTTTTCTAATTCTGGTACCAGCTGACATATTTCCATTGTTGAATTTGTCTACATCAGTCTGTATATTTTCCAAAATTGATTGCAATTCCTGAATTGATACTGCCATCGTTTTCTCCTGTTTTTTAATTATTACTATAATATAACAAAACTTTCTTAATCTAAAAAACTTTTGCTAATTTTTTTTCATATTTTTTTCTATAACCTTCAATTGCCAATTCCTTGTGCTTGGCCTCGACAACAACATCGATATCCAAACCATAGTCGTTGATTTCGTCTACAATTAAATCCGAGTGTGCCTGTACTTTAATTTTTTGGCATTCCTTATACATTTTTTCCATAGTAGGAAAATTGCTAATTTCGTTTAATGTTATGTTGCTGTTTTTAAGGAATGTTTCTACAATCAATGATTGCTCGCGCCTACGTGATTCGGAATAATGAGTGCAAGGTTTTACATTCCATGTTGAAGCAGCAAGCTTTAGTGCTTCTTCCTCAGTAAGACCGCCGGTACAAAATTTGTGGTGGTGGTAGTCGAATACAATAGGTATACCTGTGTTTTGGTATACACCGTTATATAAATCCAATACAGAGTACATTGATGCCTTGTCGTCGTTTTCCACTGTTAGCCTAGACTTTGCTGATTCTGATAATTTATCGAAATTTTTGCAGAACCTGATAAGAGCAGTTTCCTTGTTTCCATACGCACCGCCAACATGAATATTGATTTTTGCCATACGTGTGCGTGGTAAACCCATAAGGTCCATGATTTGTGCAGATTTGTCAAGTTCGTTCCAAGCACCTTCCACTGTTTTTTGTGTAGGTGAAGCCAGTACAGTAAACTGACCTGGGTGGAATGACAAGCGGTGGCCATAGCCTTGAGCAAGGTCACCTGCCTGTTTGAGGAGTTTACAGATTGTATGATAACCTGGTAAATCTTTGAATTCGTATTCCGACATCCAAGGGTATATGTCCGATGACATACGGAAAACCTTGATGTTGTTGTCCTCATTCCACTGTATGATTTTTATTAAGTCTTTGGTATTTTCGATACACAATTCTGATACATAGCCTAGACCTTTAGTATCGAATGTACGTCTAATCATTGAGCGACCTGTATAAATACCTTGTTTACGTAATTGCATGTTAATACATGCGTATCCTAATTGTTTTGCCATATTCTATAATATAATAAATTTATTTGACATAGAGAAATTATTTCCAAAAAATTTGTATACATACCAAAGTTGTTGCTAATACAAGTGATATTGCAGTTTTTGTAGTTATGCCTTCACCCATAAAAAACCAAGTTAATAATACAAATGATATCATACCTGTACCAAATCCTATAAATCTTCCTGGCCACAACAATCCATCAAAGTGACCTACAACATGTTTTGTCGCATATATAAACATATACGAAATTATCGTCCCAAATGATATAGATAAAATTAGTGGATTTCTGTCAAACCATTTCCAAAGAAATTGTCCATTGGTCTGTAGCCATATTAGTGTCTGGCCTGCGAAAAATAATACTATCGCTAGTGTCAATTGTTTCATTCGTTATTGCGCTTTTGTTATTAAGTAATTTTTATTTATATATAAATATACGCAAAATTTCCGAGATATAAAAATTTTTCAGCAATTATTTTTTAATTTTTATATGTACGACTTCTTTTATAGATGTGTCGATTCTTCGTAAACCTTCGTCATTTGTAACCAATATACTATTTCTATAGTTTTCCCAATCTAATTGGTACGATGTATCTAATACACCATTATTAACTATTTTAATACATTCATTAAGTGCATTTATAGTATACAAAGTATTTGTCTGCTTTTTTCTATGTAGTGATATTGTATCTGGAAGTATTTCTGTTTTTATTGAAGCGTCAATATTATATGTACACATCAATTCATTACTGTTTTCTTCATTATTCAATACAAATATTTTATTGTATAATATATCATAAGCCTGTATGATTCTATCTACTGTCTTAGTTAATAACTTTGTCTTTGTAAATGTACATAATAATTGAGTTTTCATTATTTAATCCCGAAATACGCTTTCCATTTTGGTGTTACATTCCACTCGCCTTTTTCGTTCTTAAAATAACAAGCTCCATTACCATCAGAGCCATATCCTCTTGTAGCATAGCCTGCTTTTTTTATAGCTTGTGATATTGGTTGTAGATTTTTAATTAAAGTTGTAATATCCTTTGGTACACCTCCTTTGAAAAAACAGTTTGATGCAGCTGGTGAAGATTTTCCAAATTTCTTTTCACCAGAACCTGCTTCATATTTTGCCTCAGCTGAAAGTTCAGGACCATTATATGCTCTGTCTTTAACAAACCAATACATAAATGGACTTCTTACTCCAACCTCTCCTGATTGAACTTTCTTAAGCATATCTAAAATTATCTTTTTTGCACCAGACTTACCTGCTAAAGCTTCAAATCTTTGTGGTAACATCCAGCTATCAATAAATACTGCATTATCTTGTTTTAGACTTATTTTTAATTCTTTTCCAAACTTAGGTACAGCCTGTCTTAATCTTACGTATACATCTGTTTTAGGCATACCTCTACCTTTCCACTCAGGGTCACCTAATTCTTCAATATGATATTCTTTTCCATTGTGCTGAAATTCCCAATTTCCACCTGAGCCGTTAACAAATAACATTACAATTTGTTTTTCATGTATGATACCTGGCTTAAAATCTCTAAATACGCCACCTCTTACTTTCTGTGTTAAATCAGCTTTTATAAAATCAACTTGTTTTCCTGTAGGTTTAAGTATAGCACTTGTTGCAATCAGATATGGCTTTTTCTTATATCTAATTTTACAATAATAAGACCTACCAATTTTAATCAATTCTTTTTCTTTTTTAGTGACCATATCAAATGTTTCACCTTTTTTGATTTCAATTGATTTTGCTTGAGTATTGACATCTAGTAACACAGCATTTTTATCTGCCTTAAATGGCTGGTCATTTTTAGGATTCATTTCTACATATTTGTAAAATGCACCTGTTGGTTGTTTATAGTTTGTTGTACGACCAGCAAGATTAGCTTCTGTTATATTTTCTAAGCTATCAATGTATGAAGATATAAAGTTTTCGCTATATTTATAGTGTCTTAAGACATCTTCTAATAATTCAAGATGACTTCGTTTTTTAGGGTCAGGCATACCATCATTTACCCTATATGCCCATTCTCTAACTAAATGATTAAAATTCATAATACTCCCTTTATATCTATATAAATATCAAATTAAAGGTCCAAAGACCTCATAGTATGATAATCTCTACCAACTTTAAGATTAGAAGGGAATGACATTAAATCTTTAATTTTATTTAATAACTCTTTTTCTTCTGGAGCTATATCAAATATAAAAGCATCGTATACATATAGTATCATTTTACTAGAATAGTTTTCTAATAACTCAAAAATATTTTTAATTGCTTTACAGTTCATCTCTGTTTCATAAGCTTGTATTAAATAATTAAATAATTTCTGAGGATTCATATTATTTAGATTCCTTTTATATAACCTTCTATTTAATATTGGTGTTTTTATATAACCTTTTCTATTATAAATATCCCATAGCTCAGAAATGTATGATGAAATTTTATTAAAATATTCTATTCTCAAAAACTCTTTTGGTATACCGCCATAAAGTATTTGAAAGCTTATTTTTTTAGATTCATTATATTGTTCTTTTGTAAGAGTTTCAGAATCAAAATATAGCTTACCTAAGTATTTATGAAAACTACCTTCTGGCTGTTCCATACCTATCAATGAAGCTATTAGTCTTAAATGATATGCGTCATAGTCAAATTCTGCCAAATAACCACCTGAAAATCTACTTATATATTTTTTACGTGTGCCGTCTTCCTTATTTAGTGCTGCATAATTTATACCATTATTTGAATTGGCAGGTCTTCCTGTAGTTGTATATACATTATATTTAGTATATTCCATACCATCATTTGTATACAAACCATTTTCTTCAATTTTTCTAAAGGTGGCCACTATATTTTCATTGTAGTCTAAAATATCCTTATCAGGCACTCCCTCTAAAGCATGCGAGAGAGAGCGTAGATACTCTATTTCTTCTTCTTGTTTGCATTGAGGTATAATATCATAGATGTTATATCTATCGCCATACAACCTTTTATAGAACTTGTTTATAGGAAGTTCAATTGTACTTTCTTCTATTTGTTTATTGTGATATAAATAGTGCTTTGTTTTAAGAAGCTCTTTGGTTTCATTTAACATGTATATAATATAACAAAAAATTGTGATATAATAAAATTTATGGTACTAAATCTTTAGGCACATATCTTGTTTTTCGAGTCCAATATAATCTATGGTGATATACGTCTGTATGATATGCTCCAACCATAGGGCCTTTTTCAGGGTGTATATGATAATCACCTACATACTCTGCTCCATCGTCATATTCTAACTCTCCGCCTTTTGTATTTAAGTTTTCAATTGCTTGCATATAAGCTGTTGGTGATATTCTCGTATCTAAGTCTTTTATTATTTTACGACCTTCTGCAATTGCTGCAAGATTTTTATCTATATCATAAACACTCAATCCTAATTCTAGCTCTACCTTTTTTATTGCTTTGTGATATGGAGTAGAATTTTTCTTAAAATATTTATAGTCCCATTTATTAACCTCGCATATATCTCCGCAATATTCTACAAAGTATTTTTTATATTTACCTTCTTTTATTTCTTTTCGTGTAGGGTCTGTGGGATTGTCTACTGGAAAATTAAATTTGTCGGCGTACTTAGGTTTTAGTAAATCATACTCGGCATCTCCACCCGCATCAGCAGGCTGTAAAGCATTCCATTTTGCAACTTCTTTTGTCATTTTTGAGCCGGCAAATATCTTATTGAAATATAACATTATCGGGCCATTATATATCTGCCCTTTCATATCACCTTTGACAAATACTAATGAATTATCGTTTGTCCAATCATATGTTATATGTTTTTCCTTAAATACTAACATTTAATTCTCCTATGCAACATAAGGTGTTACTGTTAATTTAGGTACAGATGCGTCTGCTATTGCTTTTTTACCGTGTCCTAACTTCTTCTCCATTTTTGTATCCACTCCACATCTCATATGCATGTGTTTACCAGACGCTTTAGCAGTTGGCTTTCTATATTCATCTATCCAGTGATATTTACTTGGAGCTCCTTTATGAAAACCTCCTAATGCTTTTACAACAATATCAAGATTTGCATTACTATATGGCGTTACAATAAAATCTAAACCATCACCTGAAGTATGTGAACTTTTATAATTTAGAGTGTGGTGAAAAGCATCGTTTGCTCCTGTTACTTTTATTTTAAGGTTAGGATAGTTTTTTGAAATATATGTAAAGAATGAACAAGCATAGTCTCTTAAGCATTCTGTAATATCTCCACCGTTATCTATCTCCACTCCTTTTTCATAAATGTTAGGTCCTAAATCATCCATACATTTTCTCAATTCATTTGCAACAGGCTGTCTAATTGCAGGGTTTTTAGTTGTTTTTGTTTTACCACCTGTAGCTGATGAACTTTGAGTATTTCCACCTCCACCAGAAGAGCCACCACCTGTATATCTTGGTGAAGCTCCTTCTTGAGGTAGAACCATTCGTGTTTGAATTTTAGTTGTCCAATCAGTTCTATTTATCTCGTGGCCAATATCAGTTATCATAAATCTATGCCCTTTAGGTAGTAAAGAATTATCGACAATCTGCTTTACTGCAAATGACTCTCCCCAATAAAGCATCCCTATTCCGTCAAATGTAGCATCAAAACCTATAGGTATTACAACATCTTTATTTGATACTGCAGTTGACTGTTCGTTTTTACCTGAATAATATGTCTTCATTGCAGCTGTTGCTGTATCTATAGATTCATCTGTAATATCATCAGCTAACTCTTCCATAGCTTTACCTAAATCTTCTTCTATTGTTGAATCTGATTTTTCACCTTCTGAATTTGAGCAGTCTGTATTTTTATCCCGCTTTGATTCTTCTGCACAATCAGGATTGCAACTTAATCCTTTATACATTCTATCTGTAACTTTCTGACCATATATTGACCATACCTTTGTTGGCTCGCTTGTGTTTTGCGAAGTGTCAGAACCTGCATTAGAACCCATCATTATAGAGTGTTTTATAGAATCATCAATATCAGATGTCATACCCCACTCTCTTGCAACTGACCTGCCGTGCATTCCATCGTCAAAGCCAGCGGCATAGTCTCCTGATACTGTACCTAAATCTAAAACAGGTATTTGTTTTTGAGAGTTAACAGCTTTCATATCTACAACCATTAACCTTGATGGGTCTAACGGGTCCTCAACAAGTTTTAAGTCCCAGAATCCACCACATGCATCATTGACTCCTTCTGCAACTTTCATTACAAAATCGTTGATTGTTTCTGATTGAAGATATACTTCCCATATATATCCTGTATTTAACAATATTTGTTTTATATCACCATTCCATTTTGGTAGCGAATCGAATCCTGATGTAGCTTTGATACCTGCATCTTCTGCATCTTCCAGTTCACCTAAAGATACTGCTACATCCCAATGTGACATCCCAGGTAACATACACACCCAAGGATTTGTTGACGCAAATAAATCACCATCAGGATATCCTAGTGTGACACCTGTACTGTCTAATCTCCATACATTTTTACTAAACCTGTCATCTGCTTGAAGACCTGAGGCTTCTAGTGCACCTGCCTCATAATCTTTACCTACAGTAGAAAGTCCATCTGTAACACATATTGTTTCGAACCAGTCCCATGTTACAAAAAAGTTTAATGTTGGAAAGCCTAAAAATGCCATAAGCTTTGCTATTTGTTCGTCTACCCAATTTTTAACTTTATTGTATTGTTCTTTTACCCAATCGACTGCTTTGAATAGCCAGCTTAAATCTATACATCTTTTAGAAAGTGCAATTGTTCCAGACCATACTCCAACATCTATATAGAATGATACAGTAAGACAAAGGTTATTTCCTTCTTTTTTTAATGATATTCCCATATTATGCCTCCGGCTCTTCTTGATATTCTTGGTCAAACTTAATTGAGAATCCCATCACCGCTCCATTTGGAGCTGTCCATTGAGAACCTTCACCTCCTTCGACACTCATCTCAGATTCTGCTTGGTCCTTGAGTGCTTGTTTTACCCAACCTCCTGCAGCCTTTGCTCCACCGTCTTCTCCTTGAGCTGGACAACCACATGCTTTACATGTAGGTATATTAACAGGTCCTGTCATATATGTTTTTGCAGGTGATTCTAATGTAATACTACAATCGAATCCTGAAGAATCAGCTCCTCCTCCTGTCGCTTTTGACCAACCAAAGTCTGATATCAAACCTCCCATACCATCGCAATTACCATCATTTCTTTCAACCCATTTTTTAATTTTTTTTGTAATACCTCTAAGAGAGCTTTCGTTGTCTACACCTGCGGAAGGATTTATAGGAGAGCCATCGCTTTTCATATTCCAACCCCAAGTTATAACAGCAGACATCCCTGGAATAAAAAATGCAGTTTGTACCTGCTTTAACTGGTCATATGAATATACCTTAAATTTTACGTCTGCTTTTCTCATAGAGCCTGCTGTACCAGTAGTTTTAATACTTATACTTTCGATTGTTGGTGCTGCAGTTATTCGACCTGTAGAATCTTCTTTATACATACCAGCTTGATTCCATGTTGAAGACTCACCTGATATTGTCATTCCTTTTGAAGAGTTTGAGTGTAGCCGCATCCAAGCTCGCTTTTCTTGCATCCACGGATGAGCTCCTGAGTTTTTTGACCTCTGGCCAAATATCTCCCTTACTTTTTTTGATAGTATTGAGCCGTTAAATAGATTTATCGCCATAACTATAACCTTTCATTTTGTATTTCATATAACTTATTTACAATTTCAAATACATGTTGAGGATGCGGTATTCTAATTTTCATACCGGTATCAACATACATTGTACCTTTACCTATATGGTTAGCTTCTGCTAATACCCACCACAAAGTTGTATCTCTATAATACTGATAAGCTAAATTATCTAACCTATCACCTTGACGTGATTCAATATAAATATCATTTACACTTTTTTCTATCTTTGGATATAGAATTGTATTAAAAACTCTTTTAGGCTTATCATTAAAGTTTTTTGTAATTCTATTTTTATTTTCTTCGTATCGCTTCATATTCTACTCTTGAACTCCTAAAATTTCTTTTTGAAAAAAGTTAGATTCATTTGTCCATAAATTTCCATCAGCATTAACTAAGAATTCACCTCCTAAATTTATATCCCACATCATAGGTAATTCTTTTGTAGTTGTTTCTGCATGACCTGTTCCATCATCCCAGCCTGCTTCTTTACCATGACCTATATCCCAACCTGCATCGTTATTTATTTGATAGTCAAAACTCTTTATAATAATTGGCATGTCTTTCCATATTGAGCCTACATTTAATTTTGTTATATGTCCACCAGCATATCCTGATATAATTTTAGGTGACGATAATTGCATTAACTGATTTAATTTTTTATAGTTATTTAATAACTCATTAGATGTAAACGCAGCCATTGTAAGCTTAAGAGTCCAAGCTCTACCTATTTTATCAAATATATGTGACTCGGCAGGATTACCTGAATATGCAACTGTACTATATTGAGGATTTAATTTGTCTGTTATTTCTAAATTATATGCACGTAAATAACATTTATTTGAATCATCTTCGTTAGATATTGTAACCTTTACATAATCTACAGCTTCTTCACCTTCAAACTCATCATATATGTCTTCACCACTACCATCACCATATCCTGGTGAATACGCTCCCCAATCTACCAAACCTAGTCTTTTAACTATATTTTCTCTACCCTCTCCATCATAAGCATTTTCTTCATCGTACTCACCATCTATTTGTCTAAAATCTCTAAATTTCTTTTTTGTATCTCTATATAATCCTAGAGTTGTATAGTCCATAACATTGAACATGCCATTTGTTTCACCTTTAGGGTCAACAAACATATGAGCATTTCCAGGGAAGTTAACTTCGCTTTCTACTTTATCTGACCAGTAAGTATCTGCATCTTCTCTTGCGTATGCAACTCTACTTGTGTCATTATCATTTGTAAAAGGCTTTAAGTCTACCTCACTTCCTTTTGAAGCTTCAGAGACATCACCGTGAGCTAACCCTTTTACATAAGGAGTTTCAGGTTCGTATTTAGCAGTTTCAGCCTCTGCATCGAAAAACACATCCATTCCAGATTTATGCTTGAAAAATCTTGTTTGTCCTATTCCAAATAAAGATTTAGGACCCATAAGACCTGAAAGTAAATCTATTTTTGAACCAGGTGTTTTGCCTACACCTATTATTCCAACACTCATCTCATCTAATAGTTTTACTAACCTGTTTTTAGAATCTTCAAGTGTTTCTCCTTCTCTATCTAAATCTGTAACAAGAGTTTCGTATTTACTACCTTCTGCGTTAAACGGGCCTAGATAATGTCTGTCAATGTGTATACCTAAAGCGTTAGCTGGAACTTGTAGTGCGAATGATAAAGGATTAAAAATTCTACCTCTATGTAAACCTTTTTTCCATTCACTTCTAGGATTTGTTAATTGAAGACCTACTTGCTTTGCCATAAATAACAAGCCGTTAGGACTTATTAAGTATTTACCAACTCTCAATGCATCAATCATTGGAGCTGTTAACATTCCTATAGAACCATTAACCGGGTCAAGTGAAGGTAAAAATCCTGGTGAATCTGGATTTTCATTACCAGGTCCTTTTTGTATACCTCTTTGTATAAAAGGCTGTCTTGCTAACTCACCTAATGGTGACCTAGGGTTATTTCTTGCAGCTTCATCTCTTAAACTTACAAATTTATTTTTACCAACCATTTCATAAAGACCTTTTGTCAGTGCGTCATCTGTTAATATATTACCTCTTCTAATTAACGCAGCTGCTGGTACTGAATTTCCATCGTAATTTATTTCCTTTGCTGAAAGAGCTAGAGTTGCATCTTTGATTCTAGCAAATTTATCCATATATTTACGAGCTTGAACTCCTTGAGATGTAGGACCACCTAATCTAGTATGAGTCCATATTGAAGAACCTCCTGCAGGTACTTGGTCATCTTTAGTACCAAATTTGAACATCATATTTCCTGGTGCACCTGATATTGTTAAATAATTACTTTGATTGTTATTTAGATGATTTATTAAGCCGTCTTTTTCTGGGGAACCAAATAGTTCTTTTCTATCTTTATATTGTTTATTTACAATCAACTCTAATAATGCGCCGTTTGCACTTGGTGAAAGCTTGTCCAATTTATGAGTTTGAGTATACTGTGTTTTTATAGGCTCTTGTGTAGGATAATCAGGAGCTCCTGGTCTAGATACCGGGTCAACTGTAGAATAATCAGGAGGACCTGGTCTACTTATTGGTTCTTGTGTAGGATAATCAGGTGCTGCAGCTCTTGGTTTTATAGGCTCTTGTGTTGAATGAGCAGGTCCTGGTACTTTAGGTATAGGTTCAACTGTTGAATGTTCAGGTCCTGGTACCTTAGGATTAACAGCATCCTTAGTTGTATGCTCTGGACCTGGCACAGGCTGAGCAGGCTCTTGTGTTGTAAATGGAGGTGTAAATTTATAAGGTTTATTTACTTTATCTTCCATTGAGTGAGCCAAACCTTCTAAGCTAAATGCTTTATTTCTACCTTCGTGGTCATCACCTGGTATTGAAAAAGCTTTATTTCCTGTAGTATGGTCTTTTCCTTCTATATTAGGAAGAGGCATTTTACCTAACGCATCTGGACCTTTAATTCCAAAAGCTTTATCTCCTGTTGTATGAGGTACACCTGGTTCTGCAGCTACACCATCCTTTGCAGGGTGGTTAACTTCATAATTCCAATCAGGTATTATTGGTGTTGGAAAATTTACGTTTGGTTTTATATCTTGCTGAAGTGGCTTTATTGCAAACTGACCTAAAGGATTTACGCTTGTACCTACAGGCTGCTTGCCTTTACTCATCTTCTCTAAATATTCTTCTAAATTATTAAATTTGAATGCCATATTAACTTCCCTGAGGTCCTATTGCCATTTGAACTACTTTACCTACTTCTCTTCCATCCATAACAACTTTACCACCACTTCTAATAAGTGATATTAGTTCATCTAATTTTTCTATTACTGCATTTTCACCTTCATCTCCACCTCCAGCACCTCCTGCACCTTCAGCTCCTTCCATATTTCCAATTATGCCTAACTGAGCAAGTTTTTCGACAACAGGCAACAACGGTGCTATTAAAGCAAGCGCACCGGCAAATACAATAAGTCCTGCAGACATTGCAAAGAATCCTGGAGCACCAAACAACATAGATACACCAGCGGCTCCCATCGCTCCCATACCTGCAGCCATCATTAACATCTGTTGGCCCTGAAGTAAATCAGTAGGTATTTGTTTCATTGCTAAGCCAAAGGCCATTAGTCCTGCAGAAGCCATTAACATTGCAACAGAGCCTGCAATTACAAGTGGGTACATAAGACCAACTCCAGCTACACTCAGTGCTAACATTCCAATGGTTTTTCCTACATCAAGTGCCGCTTTCCAATCAAGACCTGCAAAGCTTTTCATTGCGTATACGATAGCTATCATTGCTGGGCCCATCATTAGCAGTGCAAGAGCACCTACAAATATACCAGGAAAGCCTCCTAATATTGAGAATACTAAGCCTAGTGCAGAAAGTACTCCAGTAAAGTTCCACATATCAGCAAAAGGTAAACCGTTAACCATTTGGAATGAATATGCCATAGGTATCATTGCAGCAGCCATCATCATCATACCTAATGCTCCAACAGGTAATAATGCCAAATAGCCAATTCCAGAAAATACCAAACCTAATACTGTAAGTACTGCAGTAAAATTCCACATATCTGCATAAGAAAGTCCTTCTATCATTTGCATTGAATATGCCATAGGTATCATTGATGACGCCATTAAAATCATTGCAAACGCACCTGTTATTGTAGCTGCACCTAAAGCTCCAATACCTGCAAATACCAAACCTAATACTGTAGCTATTCCTGTAAAGTTCCACATAGCATCTTGATTTATACCTGCAATCATTTGCATAGATAGTGCCATAGGTAATAAAGCTGCAGCCATTATTGCCATTGTTGCAGCGCCTTTCATAGTACTAGTACTTCCTTTACCCATAGCACCTATTGTTTGTGATAGTACAAGTATTGAACCTATCCCTGCTAATATACCTTGAACTGGTACATCTGCTAACATCTTGAATGGAGGTACGAATGCTACTAGCGCAACTGCCATACCTAGCATAGCAACTATTCCTTTAGCTATCGAAGACCAATTTACTTTCTTAAATGAGTTAAAAAACCTTGTTATTACATTACCCTGTTTTTTTGGTGTTTTTGCCATTTTATCTGTAAGTTTGTTTCCTGAGTCTACAGGTTTTTGAATCTTACTTATCAATCCTTTATTAGCCTTAAATCTCATATCTGGAGTACCATCAGCTTTTAGAGGACCTGCGGCTGCCTGAGCAACTTTACTACCTCCACCAAAAGTCTTCATCCAAATTGCGTGAGCTTTCTCTTTAATCCAAGTTGCAATCTTCATATTTTTTATTGAGCCTAATACTGATAGTGTAGACGCTAAAGTTGTCATATTGTCTTTTGCAAATTTAGCTCCATCTTTTACATTACCTAAAATCTTTGCCCAGCCTGTAGCCTGTTTCTCTCCTGTTTCTGTAAGACCTGCCTGTAAATTTAACTGCTTTTGTAGTTCACCAACCGACACACCCATTAAATCTGCCGCTTGTTTCTTTTGGTAATAATCCATTTGATTAAATGCGTTAATACCACCAAGCTGATTAAGCATTTCTTTATATCCTTCTTCTAATTTACCTTCATATATTAGTTGTTGAGCTCTATCAATGTTTATATTTCTTCCTAATAATACAGATAGCTGCATTGCATTATTTCTAGCATTGTCGATATCCATAAGCTTGTCTGCTGTTTTAGCCATCTGGTCTAATGACGTACCCATCTTAGCAGCTTCAACCGCAGCTTTACCTAATGCTTCTACATTGTCATATCCATACTGAGCAATTAAGTCAGCACTATTTGCTACATCGGACATAACTGCTCCAATAGGAACATTGGCTCCTCTTGCAAGATTTTCGACTGTTTTCAGTGAAGCCTTAGCGGTTTCTGCAGTACCTCCTTCAATCATAGCTGTAAGAGCAAATAACTTACCTGCTTCTTTTGGAGCAATCTGTAATTCTTTTGCCATTTTTGCAGCATGTGTGGCCATGCCTGCCATTTGAGGAGTCATAGGCCCCATAGACTCTGCAATTCCTGAATAAGCTTCTGCTATTTTTTTAGCACTTATTCCCATTGCGAAAGCTTGAATTGACGCAGGTCCTAATGCAGCTCCCATCTCCAACGCTTGGTCTCGTGATACTCCCATATCCGCACCAACCTCTGTCATAGTATTTGCAAATTTTGAAGCATTATTTAGCATTACACCACCAAACACTGTCATTGCTATTTTAGGGTCTGTAGCTAATGCAGTTACATCATCAAACTTATCTTTAATATAATCTATATGCTCTTGTGATTTCTTTTGGAACTCCTCTTTCTTTTTTAACTGAGTAAGTTCTTCTTGTTTAGCTTTGAATGCAGGGTCCTCAAGCTTCTTTTTATCTCTAAGTATACCGAGGATTTCTTCCTCCATACTAACAATGCCGTCCTTTAATTCTGCATCTAATAAACCTTGTTGATATGATGCATCATTTATAAGCTTTCTTTTATTTGCAGCATCGTATTGTGCCTGAGCACTAGCAAGATTTGCGTCATCTAACGCTTGTGCTTGTACCTTTCCTTGTAATATCCTATTACCAAGTTGAGATAAATCACGAGCATTCTGTACTCGTTTAGTTTCAATATCTAAACCTGACTGAATAAATTGAGTTAATGATTTTTGCTCTTGAAGCTCTTTGTTTTTAAGTTGCAGCTTTTGCTGCATCATATTTTTGACATCATTCTGAAGACCTAAAATCTTTTCTAATGCAGAAGACTCTTCACTTAATAAAGAGTTTATTTCTTCTTGTTCTTTCTTTCTATCTGATGCCATAGCTTATATTTTAATCTTCCCAACCAAATTTATCGTAATTTATATTAAGCTTATCTATCATATCAACAGATTTTTTATAATGGTCTGCAGCTTTTTTACCATCAGGACCAGACTTTGCAAGTTTATCCATTGCAGCGTCAAATTTTCTGTCTCGTGATTTTTTTAATACACTTTGTATATGATTGAATACCGAATCCAAAACACCTTCTTTTGTGATATCTGGATTGTCAGACATTTCGGTAGCGATTTTCTTTTTTATGTATTCACGTAAACTTTCGTCACTCATGTCGTGTCTCCTTGTATATTATTAGTTTAATATAAATATCAAGATTTTGGAGATTTCGCGAATGATGGGATGTTTATTCCTTTAGGTGATGAGCCCTTTCCTTTTCTAGCTTTTTCAGCAGCCTCATTTTCTTTCTTGTGCTGTTCGTTTAATTTCTTAAAGTAAAACACTCGAAGGTAAACAGGCATCGTATATACATCATCGTGAGTAAACCCACCATTAGAAAAATACAGAAGCTGAAATATCTGTTCGTGTAGAATGGGCCTGTATTCAGACCCTAGGCCAAAAAAACTCTACGGTTAATGGGATTGTGATTGCTTCTTCATGTCCACATTCTGAACATTCAAACCAAACCTTCATATCAACATCAGGTGTAATTCTGTCTAACTCTTTTCTAAAAGCTAATGAATCTCTAGATATGAATTCATTGTCAACAAAACTATCTATAGTTTTTCTATCTTCTTCACCGTCAACAGCAATAATCATTGCTTTTAATCTACTTGTTAATTCATATGATTGCTGATTAGATAATGAACGCTTTTTCATTCTTTTAGCAGTTTCTGCAACTTTAGACTCATCTGAATGAGATAGAATTTTGAATGTAAGTGTTTTCTTTGAAAGAGGTAAAACAAACTCGAATCTATTTTCATTCTTAAATTCATAGTCAACTACCTTATTTTCCAATTCTGCTAAATTTATATTTTCCTTAGATTTAGCACCACATGCAGGACACGTTAATTCTACTGGATATTCTGCACCATAACCTAATATTCTTGCAGCTACCATAACAGCATTTTTGTCTCCTAGAATTAAATCGTCGTAATTAACTCTTTTACCTTCACCGTTACCTACAATAAGAGAACGTAATAACATATCAATAACAACACCTTTTTGTATAAGATTTTGAGAAGTAAGAATATCTTCTTCCTTTGCTGTCATATATTTCATTTCAATTTTACCTGAAGATAATGGATGCTCTTTTGGATATAGCAATCCTTTACTTGGTAAATCAATAATTTCTGTAGGGAATTTAGATTCTTTTAATTCTTTTACTTGTGTGTCTTTTACTAACTGCTTTTTTAATTCTTCAGTAGTTAGTTCTTTTCCTGGATATGAATCCGTCACTTTTGTCATAATGATACTCCTTTATTGTTTTTAATATAACTAGTATATATAAATATATATAAACAAAAAAATAGCCCAAAAAACTTGGGCTATAATTTCGTTATTAAATTTTAATTAGTATTGTAAAATAGCGTAATCAAATCTTAATGTCATTGTTATGATTGCTGCTTCATTGTCGTTTTCCCATGTGATTTCTCCAAAATCAGCATCTACAATAAATGCACCTTTCAATGTCCATTCTTCTACTTTATCACCAACAGGTCCTAAAATATTGATTGTACAGTCTTTTTTGTAAAAGTCTGCATAACCATTTCTACCTGTTACTGATTCGTGGTGTAGTCTTACCCATTCCATAACTGCCTGTGCTCCTGATGGTACAATTGGGTCATACATTTCTAATGAAATAGTTTCCCAAGAACTTCTACCTTTCAAGTGTCTTTCGTTATTTATATGTTTAAGCGTTACATCTCCATTCGTAATCTTTGGCCTTGCAGCTTTTCTGATTAAATATGAAGGAAGTCCGTCCACATAGAATACGTATCTATTTTTAACCTTTGGCTCAAAGGCTGTGAACATCATTTCTGTTGGGTCGATTAAATTTGCCATTCTTTTTTTCTCCTATTTATTTAATATAAATATCACCTTAGTCGTTAAACGTTGCACCAGTTGGCATAATGTTAAAGTCAATAACAATAAACTCTGCTGCCTTAGCCGGTTGAATGAATATATCTCCTTTCATGATATTTCTATCAATTACATCTGGAGTGTTATTCGATTCATCCATTACAACTTTGAAGGCATATAAACCTTGTCTTTGTTGAACAGATTCCATGTAAGGGTTAACTTGTGATAAAAATCGATTTCTAGTTGTTGCTGTATTATTTTCAAAGATTAAGTATTTAGATACTGAAGCGATGAATTTCTTAAGGTTAATAAGTAGTCTTCTAACATTTACTCTATCTAATGCTGATGCTTTCTTTTGAAGAGTTTTCTGACCCCATACACAAACACCTTCACCAGGGAATGTTGCAATTGGATTTACATTTCCTTCATATAAAGTATCTCTATCAGCGTGAGCTAATTTTCTTTCTGCTTGTACTACTATTTCTTGACCACCTCTATTCAAACCAGCAGGAGCAAACCATTCAGCTGCTACTTTATCATTGAAAGCATAGATACCTGGCATCATTGCCGATTGAGGAACCCATATATATCTTCCTGTTTGTGAGTCTGCTATTTGAACCCATGGCCAATACATTGCGCCGTATGACGAATCTTTTCCTTGAGCTTCTGTTACTGCATTTGCAAGAGCCATTCCATAAGGTACTGGGTCAACTATTGTCATCATATCACCACGTTCTTCACATGTAGTAAGCATGTGTTCTACAATGTTGTTATGGTTGTTATCATCAACACCTGGAGCAATCAATAGGTTAATATCATATTCATCTTGATTACCTAATAAAGATATTGCATCTAGATAAGCTTGATTACCAGTTTGACCTAAGCCTAAGTTTAATCCTTGTACATTTGTCTGTGTATAGTTTTCATACATAAGTCTTGGATGTTGAACATCACCATCTTTACCTCCACCAAATGAACCAGAAGATTCCAATGGTAGCGAACCTGTTGCTGTTACGTCTGTTAAGTCTCCATTGTCATCTAAATAATCTACTGTTTGAAGTACTGTTGCTTCGTCTACATATACATATTTTGAACGATTTGGATAACTACCAGCTGGCTGGATAAATGGTGTAGCACCTGATGTATCAATCATGTTGAATGAAGTACCGATTACATTTCCTATATAGTTATTAGCACCTGGGTCTAATGAACAACCGTTCCAAGTTTCCAAAATAACTTTACGTTTAGATGTATCATCACCTCTTCTAATAAGTACAGTAAATGTACCTTTTGTTTGAGATACTGTATTTACTTCCCATCTTAAATTATCTTTTGTTCCGTATTTTCTATTTCCCCAAGTATATAAATCATTTGCACCAACATCAATTACATTTAAGTCGTTAATTGGAGTACTATTCATAACTTCACCATCACCAATTGTTTTTAAGTGGAATGATGCTGTAAAGTTATCAAAAGTTGTAGCAACTCCTTGATTTGATAAAGCTTTAGGTACACCTGATTGAATTCCAATACCTCCAACAGATGCTGTAAATGTAGTTGAAGCACCACCAGCAATACCACCTTCTAATGATTGTGATGTATTTGAACCTGATATAATTGTAATATCACCTACTGCAGAAGTTGAACCTGTTATTTGCCACGTTACAATTGGCTGTGAAGTATCGAATGATGCAGAAGTTAACGTATCACCTGTAATAGCATTAAAACTACCACCACCTGAACCAGTATTACCTGCATAGAAATTATTAGCTGTACTGTGTAAAGCCTGTCCACCATCTACATCTAAAGCAGCTCCGATTGCGAAATAATAAATACCTTTGGTTGTTCCTGCAGCGTTTGTAGGATATGTTGGGTTGTTAGCCGGTATTACACCTGATTCTGCTTGGAATAAATAAGCTGTACCATTAGATGCAGTATATTGTATTAGAGTACCATCAACAATATTGTACGTTTGGTTCATTGCACCGTCTGCTAAACTCCATGTATAGACTACTGGAACAACTAATGGCGTTGATGTTTTAGCCAAGTGTGAAGATGCTGTAGCATTTGAATAAGTACCTGCCAGTGTTCTTACAACTGTTAGCGGGCCTCCATGCTTTAAGTATTCTTTTGCGGTTATTGATGTGAAGTATTGAAAATAATCACTTCCTGACTTGAATGAGTCACCAAACAAAGTTTGATATTCTGTATAAGAAAATACCTTTGTTGGTACCATTGCCGGACCTTTTACTGTTGGTCCTACTATTGCAGCACCGATTGCCCCTATTCCTTGTTGCACAAAAGATAGGTCGTTTTCTCTTGTAAATACACCAGGGCTAACTATTTTTTCAGCCATTTATTCGTCTCCTTAAATTGTATAATAATTGTGATACATTATTCACGTTAATTCATATAATAAATATAAAGATTCAATCTCAAAAATTGCTATTGCTGAGGAATAAAAACGCCAGTTTCTATATCTAATGTACCTAAACCATATTTGTCTGATAGTATCTTAGCATATTCTACTTCTGCTTTTCTTACTTCTGAATACTCCTTCATAAGCGTATTTCTTTGTTCGTCAATTAGTATTTTATCTAATTCTATTTGACCGAGATTTATTTGTATTTCATTATACTTTGTTTTAATCTCTTGAACCTTTTTCATTTCTTCTTCTGTAAATTTTTTGCCTTCATTTGTTTTTACTTGTGCCATAACTTTTTTCTCCTTTATTTAATTGTTACGAACCACCTTGATTCACGTGGTCAATCCAGTCTTCTTGTTGTTCAGTCGTTAACTCGTCCCATATTCCTGGATAATTATATGGTCCTCCTGCAGGGTTATCTGAGTCTGCTTGAGCGCCATCAAAATCTTGCGCTTGTTGCTGAGGTGTACTAGGACTACTGAATATATTATTTGTTTGTTGTCTACCTATATTATTTAATTCATTTAATGTTTTTACTGATTCTGCTTGTACTTCAACTTTAACTTGACTAAATGTCTTAGAACTGAAATTGCTCATAGACTTCTGGATATTATCTGGTATTATAAATCCATTTAGGGTAAGTGTAAAGTTGGCTTTAGATATTCTATCTTGTCCTTGTTCAGCAACAGACTCAATGTCAAAACTGTCAATTTTAGAAAGAAATTTGAATGATTCATCCTGGCCCCAATATTGGCCTCCAGCATAATTTATATCTTCAACTATCTTATTTAGTTGTTCTAAATACTCTGAAAATATAATACATGTGTATGTTAAATTTACATAATCAGGTACAACTACACTATGGAATTGTTTTACAGGCTGTCTATTATTTAATACTTCAAAGTTGTCATACTTGTTTCTTGCAGTATATTGCTTTTGAAAAGATGCGTATAATGGATTTTTTGCATCAACTTTATTTCCTAGTGATTTATTTTTCTCTACACTAGTTCGTTTATATACAATAGCAGGATATTGAACTTTGCCTTTTGCATCTCTTAACAATCCAGATTTTTGAACTGATTTCCATCTTTCTGGTGAACCATATATTATAGGTACATTTATTTTCTGCTCGCCTTCCATAACAGTTGGCTGTATTACATTATCAAAATAGTATTTTATTACAGTATCTACATCATAAAGATTTACATATAAGTCTTTAATCTTATCGTCACGTCTTATTTGGTCGGCTCGATTAACCATATAATCCTCCTCTCTGCTCGTCTATCTTATTTCCTTTAACATACTCATCATATCCTGCTCTGACATTTTCAAGAGTGTTTATTTTGCTTCTTCTCATTTCATGTGTATTTACAATAACAGACCATTGAGCTCCGTGTGTTCCACCAAGAGAGTCTGTACTTGGATTCTTGCCAAATAAATATTGTCCTTGAGATACAGTATCTATTTCATGATAATTACCATCCCAATGTAATACATCACCAATTTCTAAATATACATTTGCTTGTTGAGCATTTTCATTCGGGTCAGTGGTATTGTTTATATCACCTAGTTCTAACGCTGCAAGGTCATCTCTTAAAAATGAAAACTTAACTTGTCTTGTATAATCCGAACCTTCAGAATTTGATGTATAGTCTTTACCTTCTTTTTCTATAAGACCTGCAACTCTAACACCTGGTAAAAATACTTTTCTTAGTGCTTCTCCATATAGATTTTCTTTGCTATCAAAAATAGAATGCTTGTATATATCACAGCGAGTATCAATTATCTCATTGATTAACTCCCTATTGACATGTCTAAACATGCTTATATCTCTTGCTGAACCAAATAGTGCCATATTATCCTATGTATATATTAAGCGGTGCTTTATTAAGCATACCTTGTTGAAAATCTGTTATTTCGTTTTCTTTTTCCATTAAATTTCTACGAGATGCAGCTTCTAAATCTTCTCTTAAATTACCGATTAAAGCTTCAGCTTCTGCAGCCCCTTCACTTCTAAGTGTATCGCCATCAAGAGTTGTTTCTGAACCAGGAATTGGTATAGAGCTATATTTACTTCTTACAGAACCTAATACTTGTTTAACCAACGATAAAGTATATTTCTTTATCCATTGTTTTCCTGGGTCATTTATATTTGAATACACCATATTGTCATAACCAAAGTTAGAATAGTCAGAAATAGCGTCCTCAACTACAAGAGTGTCTCTATCCTCTGTTTCAATATATTGTATCCACAAACTGAATGCTTCTTTAGGTCTAGGAAATATTCTTAATTTATTATTTATTAACTCAAAAGAGTAGTGAGATTTTCTTATTGTATCTGTAAATTCTACCTGTTGAATTTTTAATAAATCATCGTATAGAGGTAACATCAAATAATTTAATCCAGCCATTGTTCCTCCCCAACCCATACTATTTAATGCGTAATCTGAACCAAACTGTGGGTCATAATGTCTAGATTGTGCTGGTGATTTTTGGTGAAAAATTCTTTTAACTTCTAAGTCTTTAGTTACGCCGATTCCATCAGAGCCTGTTAAGTAAGTTGCTAAATCATATTCTTGTTTCCAACTGCCAGTATTTGCTCCTGATGATTCTGTTACTGTTGTTATAAAACCTGACTTCCAATCAACCAAACCACCACTTCCAACTTCACTACCATATTGCTTTGATAAACCTATTAGTCTTCCTAAATTAGGAGTTATTAACTTTTGTGTAAAATTTGATGCTGTTGAATTACCTTTTGCACTTAATAGATTTTCTCTTATATTAAATCTATTTACTTGAGAGCTGTACTCTGTTATTGCCTCTTCAAAGCAGGCAAATAATTGAACGTCCTGTAATTCTATATCTGTTATAGGATATCCTAAACGGTGCGCGCACCAATCAGCAACCTTAGGACCATCATTCTGAAATGTCAAATCAGCATCATATAAACCAAAAGGGGTGTTACCGCTTATTGAAGTTGCTGAACCATCATATATTGTTATATTTGCCATTTATTATCCTCTTTATCCGTTAGTTGTAGATGCTGCAAATAATTCTAGCTGCATTGAGCCAGAAACGCCTGCTGCACTCATAGATGTTATATTGCTCCAAGTTATATTAGGCTGTGTTACATCTGCCGATGTTGATGTATCAATACCTTCTGAATGATTTGATAACATAAAACTAGCTCCAGGTGCAATTTGCACCCAAGCTACACCGTCGTCAGCAGCAGTTATTTGTACAGATGATGTATATTGAGTAGATAAATTAGTTACTCTTACATACTTTATAGAGTCTTTATCTAACACACTACCTTCTGTTTGTGATGCGTGAGTAGTATATAAGCTTACTTCTGTGTTTGATGGTGCAGTAAATATTCTTTTATATATATCTGTTATATTTGTATATGTTTTTGCAAAAACGCCACCTTGCTGTGAGCCGTTTAATTCTATATCTTCTTTAATAGTTACCTTTAAGTTTGCCATCTTTAACACTCCTTATATTACAATATTCGCTAAGTCTACCTTTTTATATAAATATCAAGAAGCAAGCTATTTGTTATACTACATTCCCATTAACATTTCAAACACTTCATCTATTGCTGGGTGTCTATGGTTATCTAATAGTATTCTTTTATATACATACTCAGAATCAGCGACTTTTGCTATATCATGTATTGCTGAATAGTTTTTATCTTTCAAATCTATCTGCTGATTATCTCCACAAAATATCATTGTAGAACCTTTACCTAGTCTACCTAATGCCATTCTTAATTGAGACCTAGTTAAATTCTGAAACTCATCTACTATTACGACTGAATTTTCAAATGTTCTACCTCTAAAATGTGCCAGTGATACAAGTTCTATATCTTCGTTATTTTCCATTTTCTCTAATATAGTAGGTTTATTATATACCTTTCTCATATTAGACCTAATAGGCACTAACCACGGCTCCATCTTTTCTTTTTCAGAACCTGGTAAGAACCCGTTATCTTCTGTAGAAACAGTTGGACGTGTAATAATTATTTTGTTAATCATTCTTTTGAAAAACATATCTAAAGCTACTTGGCATGCCAATAAAGTTTTACCACTTCCTGCTTTACCAACTATAAAATTATAAGGATGGTGTAGCACTGCTTGTTTTGCGGCTTTCTGCTCTTCTGATAGTGTTATTGAAAACTTAACGTTTCCTTTCGGTGGTGTTTTTTCTATATTCTGTTTAGCCATGATGAACCTCCATTGTATTTAGTATAAATATGCAGACATAAAAAAAGCCCTACCGAAGTAGGGCCTTTAATATTAACAACTATATAAGTGTTATTACCTATTATGAAGGTAAAGCACCTATTGATGTCCATTCAGAAGCAAGATTACAATTGATAACACCATAGAAGTCGTTTCTTACAACTTTCTTAGCGTATCTAGTCATCACACCTTTTCTTGGAGTAAAGTTAGTTGGGTCATAAACTAGTGGAGTCATGATTAACGGAATGTATGGAGCAAATACAGCACCTGTTTCTAGGAATTGATTTCCTCTATATCCCATTAAGATTTCATTACCAGTCATATAAGGGTTTTTATAGATTGTCCATCTGTTCTTTAATGAACCAATAGATTCTACACCCATTGCAAACTGTCCAGCAGTACCGTCAGTGTTTGCGTTATATCCTGGGATTGACTCAACGTAAGTTGCGATAGCTGGTGACATTACAGCAAAGTTAGCACCACCACGCATAGTTGATTGATGGATAGCATTTGACATTGCTTGCATAGCTACACCTAACTTAGCGTATTGGTCTTGGTAAGTTTCACCACCTGCAGCAGCAGCTCCAGCAAATTCACTTTTGAATCCTGAACCAGATGCAGCTGAATGAAGCATTGCAAGGATTTCTAAATCGATTTCCATTGTAATGTATTCAGATAGCATTGAAGTTAATTCAGCTTCCGCGTCGATTGAGTGATAAGCATTCAAATCTTGAGCGAATTCTGGTGACCACTTAACTTTAAGTTTTCTAGTCTTAGCAACTAAAGCCTCTTGAGCTAAGTTAACTTCGATTTCTGGAATTTCAAGGTCAAGTCCTTTAGATGCAGTTGCCATTCCAACAGCGTTACTAACAGCACCACCGATTTCTGGAATATTTCTATCTTCAAAATCACCTCTCTTAGTAGCAAGGATAGTGTTAGTATAGTAATATACATCCATAACACCTGTTGCAGAAATTGGAGTTGTGTTATCAAATCCAAGAGCAACTGCAGTTGTTACGTTAGAATTACCACCGTTGTTAAGTACATTAGATGCTGTTGCAATTTTGTGAGATGAACCTGAAATAGCATAGAATGAATTCCAGATTGACATATCGATACCATCAGCATCAAGTACGTGTACACTACCATCAGATTCAATTACACATGAAGCAGATCGAACTTTCCCTAAAGAATATCCAACCTGTCCACCAGTTGAACCTAAATCAAAGTTGTCGTAAAGTCCTTTTGTTAAGTCAGCTTTACCTTTTGAAGTTGTGTTGCCGAAAAGTGAATCACCGATTGCGTGACGTCCTTTTCCTTGTCCAGCCGAACCACCATATTTGAAGTCTAACCAGAATACTAGTCCTGATGGTAAATTCATTGGTTGAACAGAAACGAATTCCTTTGCAGATAATTCGCCAAAGATTCTTCGTACTAATGGAAGCGCAACACCATTCCACTCTTCTGCAGCACTAGTACTAGTAGTATTAGCTTCTGAGATAAGTTGTTTAGCTTGATTTTCTAAAAGGATTGCAGTATTATGTTTATCATACTCTGTGCTAATTCCTTCTAAAAGACCTGTGCCTTCCCATTTAGTTACAAGACCTTTTGTTTCGTTTCTCTGAGCCTTAAATTGCGCTTGAGAATCTTGTAATAAATTGTTAATTTGTGACATTTTATAAGTCTCCTATTTTCTAAAAATTATTTTAATCCCGCTAATCTTTGCATTCTTGTTGCAAATGTATTAGCTTCGACGATTACATCTTTCGATGGCTTCGTAGATTTCGTTGTGCTAGATGCAAAGTTTTCGTTAACTCTTTTCTTTGGAGTATATGCAGTTAAAGATTCTGCTAAAGTAGAATAAACTAATTTAACTTCTCTTACTGAATTTGCTCTATCGAAAGTTTCGATAACCTTCACCTTCTGCGATTCGTTCAAATTGTTACTTCTGAATAATTTGTTAGAATAAAGTAATTTAGAGTTTAGTAAATTAACTTCATTGATTTTACCTTTTAAGAATTTGATAACTTTGTAAGCTTCTTCAAGTTCTTTTTCAGTTTCGTCAACCTCTTCAGTTTCCTCTAATTCTTCCATTTCTTCATCTTCTTGTAAAGATTTGATGATTTCTTCTAAATCCATCTCTTCTTCTTCAACTTTCTCTTCTTCTGTTTCAGATAATTCATCCTCAGTCTCTTCCATAGCTTCTTCCACTTCCTCAGTTTCTTCAACTTCTTCAGTCTCTTCTACTTCGTCAGCTTCTAATTCTTTAATGATAGATTCTAATTCTAAATCTTCTTCAACTTCTTCCTCTCCTTCGTACATTTCTTCTTCTACCTCTTCGCCTTCTTCGTATGATTCATCAGCCGGTACATCTTCACCAGTTTCTTCTGTTTCATCATCCGCAGAACCAGTGTCAGCAGCGTCAGCAGTAGTATCAGCAACTGCAGCTTCGTCATCTTCGATTGACGTATCCGTAGTTTCTAAATCCTCTTCTTCTTCTAACTCTTCGTCCATCTCTTCAGCGATTTTTTGAGATAACATAGATTGTAGTTTTGGAGTGAAAGCTTCTTCAAGAGCAAGTTTTGCGTTTGCAATAGCAGTTGAACGAACAGCCTTTGCATCAGCGATTGCTTCTTTTAATAAGTCTTTTGACATTATTACTCTCCTTAAATATGTTTTTGGAAATATAGGTATTAGGACCTATAATAGATTGTGTTTAATCTGTATACTGTACTATATAGAAGATAGTGACATTTTTGTATACCTGTTGTATATATAAGTATATACTACTTTCATAAAAAACTAAAAAAGAGAGATAAAAATTACCTCTCTTTAATAATAATATTAACTTTTTTTAACTATTGAGCCTTGTCTTTGACCATAGCTGTCCATACATAGTTCTTTTCCATCATAGCTTGTTTTTTAAGCTCGTATTTGTTTTTTCTTATAGCCTCATTTTTCTGTACTCGTTTTCTTTGAGAAGGCTTTATGTATTCTTTTCTAGAACGATATTGTCCTATTACATCTTCATCTTTCATTTGACGCTTAAGATATTTTAATGCTCGCTCTAATGTACCTGAACTAGCATCTGGTACCTTAACACCTGATGGATTTCCTTCTAGAAAAAATTCATGTCTTCCTAATTTCTTTCTAAATTGTTTTCTTGGTTTGTCACCTCTCTGATTTGTAGAAGAGTGATTTCTGTGCTTTTGATTTCTGTTATAAGCCATTTGTATTATTTTTAGTTAAACTTAATTTATATCTAATATAAACAAAAAATCCGACATATAAAAATATATACCGGACTTTTTTAATTTTTGTTATTTTTTATTATAATTTTTCAAACAAACCTTTAATTGCTTTCTTAACCTCTGCTCTAATACCAGGACTTCTAAAAGAGCCTCCAATTTTATCTGCTTGTGTTTGAATATCTTTTACAAATTTTTCCATATTCTTAACAGAATCTTTAACAAGCTTTGCACGTTTTTTATCTTCGTCTTTAGATATTGTTCCATCAGGGTTTGCTTCTAATACATTCTTTAGTTTTATATTACCTTCGTATCTTAAATCAAACATTAAATCTTGGATTTTTCTAGATGTAGAATTACCACCTGCTTTTTCAATAGCACGTCTAGCTTTTAATGCGTGTTTAGCTAAAATTAC